TTTTTTTTTCCTTTTAGAATCCACTACTTCCTATTCCACCCCTACCTTCATTTCCAAGGAAATCCACAGGCTCCAGAAGTGGTTTAGATGATAATAGCCATTTTAATTTCTGCCATACAGTAGCAAACTGAGATAATTTAACCTCAAATTGGCATACTCTTGTGCCTTTAGGGATAGTTACAGCCTTGAAAGCATATAGTGGTGCTCTCCATTCATCTGTATCACCATTATAAATAGTGTCAATGAATCCAAGACCATTAGCAATAGTAACTCCCAACTTACTTGGAGCACTACTTCTACTATAAACCTTAGCTACTATCCCCTTGGGAAGTTCAGTTGCAATACCTAACCTTGCAACATAAACCTCTCCTTTCTTCAAAGTCACATCTTCTGCCAGACATAGGTCAAAACAATCTGACTTATCCTCTCCTGTTCTCACAGGAAAACAACCAGAGGTGATTTCTTTTACTTTAATCTTCATATCTTATTTCTTATACTTTATTTTTTTTTTATTGACAAGCCGAGTAATCACATGATTCACAATGTTTGCACCCTGCTTCCCTGATTATTTTACCACCACATTGAGGGCATTTTTCCCCTGCCACTTCCTCATTAGGGATATACTTACTAAGCACTCTACACATAGCTGAACTGAATGAAGTGATATTGTCATTGACTTTCTTTGCAGTCTTGACTATATACTTAATATCTACTCCATGTCTTAGTAACATAGATGAATACAAAGTAGCTGCATTCTCTTCAACATTTTCATTAGCTAACTCAAGATTGTCTATATGAAAGACATCTGATGTAAAGCTATAGTGCATCTTGCTTACTTTAGTTATAACACCTTTATGAGGTTTAAAACTGATAGGATTCCTTGGTCTGAATGCAAAGACTTCATAAGGTTTGCCCTCTAACATACCTACCAAGATGATGAATTGTTCACCTTTTGCTTTAATCAAATAGGCATCAGCTTCAAGTTCTTTAGGTCTTTTAGGAGCCTGTCTTCCTTCAATAGTCTTAGGTTTTTCAACCTGAGTTAATACACCTTCCCTACATCCATCTCTGTAGATAGTAATACCTTTCAATCCCTGTTTCCATGCTTCAATATAGATGTCAGCAATCTCCTCTTCTGTAGTTTCTTTAGCCAGATTAACTGTACTACTGATACTGTGAGTAATATACTTTTGAACTACTCCTTGTAATTTAACTCTCTGTCTCCAATCAATCTCTGGTGCAGTAGAACCATAATAAGGACTTTCCTTCCAGACTTCCTTCCATGCTCCTAAACTCCATTCATTGACTTCTGACTCAGAATAATTGAGAGTCTCTATTGCCCATTTCTTCAAGTTAGGATGAACTACTGTAAATAAAGTGTATTTCTCACCTACTTTATCTACATAATCTACCCTATCACTTTCAGACATACATTTCCTCTTTCTTTGATAGAAAGGCATGAATACAGGCTCAATACCACTACTTGTACCAGCCATGATACTTACAGTTCCAGTAGGAGCTACAGTAGACCAACTTATGTTTCTTCTACCAGACTGAGCCATCTTAAGCCAAGTTTCAAGATAGTTACTTCTTATAAACTTTAGCCAATCTGAATTAGATTCTGCTTCTACAACAGAATCCCAAGCAGGAAATGAACCTCTCTCAATAGCCATATCAATATTACTATCAAGCTGACCTTTGAACATAACTTTCATTAATTGTCCAACCTGACTAATACCTTCATCAGAGTCATACTTCAATCCTAACATAGCTATTGCATCAGCAAGTCCAGTAAAACCTAAACCAGCTCTTCTTCCTTGAATTGCAGTCTCCTTGATTTTACTCCATAACTTGAACTCAGTATCATCAGTATCATTCTTCACTATGTTAATAATTCTGTCAACAGCTTCAATCTCCAAATCAACCAAATCATCAGCCAATCTCATAGCCTCATAAGAGTGCATGTAGAGTAACTCTTCATCAATGTGAGCCTTATCTGTAAATGGGTCTACAACATAGCTACTTAGATTAATATGAATCAACCTGCAACTATCAAATGGACCCATTGGTATTTCACCACATGGATTTGTCCCCACCATTCTAAAGTCTTCATAAACTCCATCAGGAGAATAGTTGTGCATTGCTCCTTCAAACATAATCCCTGGTTCAGCAGTATTCCAAGCACAGTGCATGAGAGTATCCCATAACTCCCTTGCTCTCACCTTCTTAATAAAATATACATTCTTATCTATTAAGTTTCCAAAAGGAACCAACTCCCCATAAGGTATTTCCTCTCTTATTTTAGGTAATTCTACATCAACAGGAAATCTTAGGTAATACTCCTCATCATTCACTACAGCCTGCATGAACTCATCAGTAACCTTGACTGATATATTAGCTCCAGTTACTTTGGTTAAGTCTTGCTTCTTAGTTATAAACTCCTCAATATCAGGATGATTGATACTCATACTTAACATAAGAGCACCTCTTCTTCCATTCTGAGCTACTTCATTGGTTATATCTGAACATACATCCATGAAAGATGCTGCACCTGTTGAAGACTTTGCTGCATTATTAACCTTAGCTCCTCTTGGTCTTAGCTGAGATAAGTCATAACCAACTCCACCTCTTCTCTTCATAAGTTGGGCTTGTTGACTTCTTGTCTTCATTATCTCTGCATAACTGTCCTTTGGACTGCCTATTACAAAGCAATTACTAAGACTTACCAATGCTCCAGTTCCACAACCAGACATAACTGAACCTCCGGGTATAATATACTTGAAGTCCTTGAATAACTGATAGATAGCCTCTTCATCAAGATTAGGTCTTTGGTATCCATAATTGGACAATTTCATTCTATTTGACCCTTTCCAATGATAATCACTTTCTACTCTTGCAAATTCCTTAGCTAATCTTCTGTGTGTATCATCAGGAGTTTGCTCTCCCTCTGCTGCATACTTATTTCTCCAAGTTGAGGCTGCCAGTTCATCCCCTTTAAAATATTCTAACTCTGTCATGCTGGTACTAAATTCTTTATTTCCATAATACAATCATTTGCCATCACTTCCTTACTATATTTCAAGTTAGGATTAGTAAGATAATAATTTAGGTCTGTAAGAATCTTCCTCCAATCCCTATATATCTTACCTGTTTCATCCTTTAAATCTACCATACCAAAGTTTCCATAGAATTCCCACACAATAGGAGCAATTGTTCTTCTATTGATAACAATGAATTGATAATGCTGAATCTTGAACTCACTGAAATAGGGGTCTCTCTTGATACACTCTTGAAGAATGTATGTATATAGCTTAGCTTGAATATCATATCTCCAGTGAGCAAAGGAGTCTTGAAAGTTCTCCTCAGGATACCCAGTAGTCTTTAAGTCTATTGGATAGATAATCTTATTATGGTGGTCCACAATAAGTTCATCAAACATACATCTCACTGGTATTCCATTCCATTCAGCTTTGAATTTCAATTGAAACACCTTCTCAATATCAGTATTCCAAGGGTCTATATAAAAGAAATCCTTGGTTATTGAGTTGGTTCTTAATTCATCAACACACAGAGACACATCATTATAATCTTTTTGGGATAATATAGTCTTGTCTCCTGCCAGTGCAAGTAGTGAATAATACTCATTGCAACTCTCTTTTACCTTCTTTATTCTGGTAGCTTTATAAGAGTCTCCTGCATAATATCCATTGGCTACAGCCACACTACTAATCACTTCATCATCAATAGTATCTACCCTTCTGTGTGTATCTCCATACTTGGAGAATAATACTTTGGTAATACTTATCAGGTTATCTGATAGATTAGGGAATTCACATACAATGAATCTCTCAGCAAAGGCTTGTTCCCCATCAGTAAGCATACAATCCACTGCACTACCAAATAATAATGCTGGACTATCTACCTTATCAAAGAGAGAACTGAGATTTCTCCATCCTTCCCTTTCAAATCTTGATAATGTAGAGTAACTGATTGCAGGGTCTTTCCTGTACTCTTCCTCTGTTACATTCCAAGATAGTTCTTTAATACTCTTCATCATAGTATTCCCCCTCTATGTCTTCTTCCCATTCATTACTGGGAACTTCAAGCTGGGTTAAATATACATCTACCTCAGCCTTTAAATTACTTAACTCTGTCAAGTCTACATCAAGGTACTCTTGTTTAGGATTTTCACTCTTGATATTCTTCCTTGTCTTGAATATTGCTGAATCTACTAAGTCCTTGAGTGACTCAAAATCTCTGCTCTGAATAAACTGTTCACCTAAAGTTATATCACTCTTGGGTAAACTGTTGAGTAATTTCCTCATTCTTTCTATGGCTTTCATCCTTATATCTAAAAATAAAGTTTCTATGAAATTTCCTATCACCATCACATACTCTTTTAATACAACAAGCAGTAGTATTTAAAGAATTAGCTGCATCATTAATCGAAATAAATTCAGCTATAAATTTCATATCTCTACTATACTGTATTACAGGGTGTCCTTGAGATAACTGAATATCTCTCTTATGTTTTTGACTTTTGTTGTAGGAAATCAAATTATCTCTCAACCTATCAAGGGTGATAGGGTTATTTTGGTTCTCTAACGGAGTAACCCATTGCAAGTTAGATACTTTATTATTAGAAGGATTAGTGTCAATATGGTCCACTTGAGGTTTATTATCAGGATTAGGAATAAAGGCTTGAGCTACTAATCTGTGAATCAAATAATTACCTTCTGTAGCATTTTCCCAATCTCTCAATTTAACACTAAGATAACCTACTCTATTATCCTTTATGATGGATAATAGTCTTATTCTCTTCTTACCATGAAATTGAATAGACCTGACATTTCCCATATTAGAGACTTCATATAATTTCTCAAAGCCAACTACAGGTCTCCATTCTTCTTTGTTACCATTCATCTCATTTATCACATCCTTTAGTTCTCTTATAGAATGTACTTCTCTAAATTCATAAGGAAGTTTACCTTCTATAATATTCTGTATAATAACTTTCTTCTTGAGACTCCAAGAATCATTTGGAAATCCTTTGGCTTCTATAATAAAGTTTCCACATATAAAGTCAGGAGTATAATGGACAGACCTTAAAGTTTGTCCATTATATCTTTGAGTAGGTATAAGTTCCAACTTATGCTTTTCATATTCAAAAGGAATATTATTATCCTCCAGATATTTAGCCACACTTCTTTCTAACTGACTCCTATATTCTATTTCTCCTACTCTGACTTTAGTTGCATTGATAATCTTTTTATTTTCCATCTCTCTTAAATAATTGTTTCATAGGGTCTTTCAAGATGTGTTTAGCTGTAAGAGCATCCTCTAATGTTCTAAATGCAGCAAAATTCTTGAAGTTCTTGATTTTATTCAAGTCCTTGACCTTTGATATTTCTCCACTGAGACAGCTAATGACATAAATCTCCTTACTGTTCTCAATGTGATTATCATATTTTTCATCGAGTACAATAGCTACCTCTCTTAACATAATTGAAAATACAGCAGCAGGATAGATTGTATATAGATTACTAAGGTATTTTCTTAGATTCTCTACATTCCAATGAATTCTGTCAGCAAGATGTTTTATGTAGAAGTAGGGTTCTGTGGGAATTTCTTCATTTTCCACTTCCTTAATTATGCCTTCTTTGATAAGAAATGGAATACTTTCCTCACAGACAACTACAGTGTAAAATGGCATGAAACCATAAGCACTGTTCATTCCAAAGGCAAATGTATTACCCATTTCCACTTCCTTACCAGTCTTCACAAAAATAAGTTTCTTCATACTTTTCTTTTTTTTTTTAATTAATATTCTTGGAACCAAATGATTGGCTCTCCATATTTTTCTTTAGTTAATTTGCTTACTTCTTGAAATACAGTAGATGGCATCCTTTCCTCTTGCCTTGCATAGTATGCAGGATGCTTCTCTTCCAGTATTATATTAGTGTTCTTATTAATGTAAGGTTTAAGTGTTTTAGCCTGTTCACCAAATAGAACATATATAATACCAGTCTGCCACTCTGATAGATTCTTTAGTAGCTTGGTCATGAAAGGTCTCCACATCATTGTATGACTACCTACTTTATTCATTTCACAAGTCAATGCAGAATTAATCATTAGTACTCCCTGTTTAGCCCAACTCTCTAAAGTGGGGTCAAAGATAATACTATTATGTGGAATTTCAAAGTTTATGCAAGCCTCTTTAACTATTTCAAGAGAAGGAGACAACTTAGTCCCCTCCTTGTTTCCAAACAGGACACCAGTAGCCACATCCTTTTGTGGATATGGGTCTTGCCCTATCATTACAACTTTGAGATTATTGTAAGGGCATAGATTAAAAGCCTTAAATATATCAGGATATGCAGGACAAAGTAAGTCTCTTTTAATTAAACTTACCTGTCCTACTACCTTATTTAATTCTTTTGTATCTATAACCCTTACCCATCCACCAAAATATTCCTCAAATGTCATGATATATAGGTCATTTGTACAACCTCATCAAGGTGCTCCAGAAGGTAATCATTCATAGCCTCATTGCTGAATGTAGAAGGAGTTGGCTTTTTAGGTTTTACTATGAACCTATCAGTCACATCAGCTACTACTATCTCAGGTAATGGCTTAATTACTTGAACAAAGCCATTTGAATTCCTTATAGTAGTATTAATATCCTGAGCAGTAACTCCAATGTTATTTGTATCTACCATGATACCCTCCTGTACAAATGCAGGAATGACTGTCTTAATAATACCCTTTTCAACTATACCCTTACTTACAAAGACCTTTGGATTCACATAGATTCTACCAGTTTTGTAGTGTAGAATTCTATCCTCCATAACTCCATGAAGTGTGTACAGTATTAATAAGTTATAATCTTTGTCAAGGATATAACCATTACCACCATAATACACCTCACCAGTGTTAGTTGTAATCTTCATAAGCCTGTCTCTATTATTATTCATCTGGAATGTCTTGAAGATTGCATTTGCAGTTCTTCTTGATTGAGGATAACTATTCTCAAATAAAGCAACAGCCATTTCCTTTAAACTGTTAGGATAATTGTAGTTACTCAATAACCCCTCCTCAACCTCATACTTACACATTAATGGAACATCAATTTCTGGTCCACTAATATCTACTCTTAAGAATAGATTGAATACATTATTGTTTTCAAATGCAAAATTGGGTCTAATATAGTCTGGGAATTGAATAGTACCCCTATTCAAGAATACATCATGAAGTTGCCTATTTAATTGTACACTTATTGCCATTACATTTTTACTTTAAAGTACATTGTATCAGCAGAATATTGAGTCATAAAAGGCACATCCCTATCTATAATAGGGTTACATTCATTAGCCACGAAGTTTACAAACAGATTAACCATTACTGATGCAATCATATTTGCCATGAATGTTGTCTGTTTGTAGCTACAGATAGTTTCATCTGCTGCTGCATCACTGAACAACCATCTATTCTTATATTCAACTATAGCTCTTTCATCATTGCCTTGAATGGCAAAGACTTGAAATTCTTCTGCTGCCAACCTACCATCAATAAATAACATTCTACCTCTCTCTTCCTCAGGTTTAGCCATTAGTCTATTTTTCCAAGCATCAAAGAATAGTTTCCTTGCTTCCATGTTATCAAAGCCACAAATCATAATATCTGTAGCTTCACTCTCAGCAGTAAATCTTTCTTGATATGCTACACTGTTATAGTAGTTTGCATATACTTGTAACATCCCATGAAGGGAGCTAACCTTTGCTTGTCCTAAGTCACCACTACCATACAATTGACCAGACATATTAGCCTGTTCAACTATATCTGGGTCATATAAATATAGTCCAGCAGGTTTTAGTCTTGCAAGTAGGAAACCAACATAACTTCCAATACCTCCTACACCAGCTAATGTAATAGTCTTAGACTGAATGGCACTATACCAGATAGCTCCACTGAATCTACTTGTAGCTTCATCTACAAGCAAACTACCTGAATTGGGTGGAATCACTACTTCCTCAGCAGCTAATGCAGCTTCAAGTAATGCCTCTCCTTGTTCATCAATCTCTACTGGAGCATCCTGTAGAGTCCCTGAATGAACAGTCTCCAAATGTTCATCAACCATTTGGTTTATAGCACTTTCTAATACTTCATCTTCCATAATCAAATAATATAATCATCCATTAATTTGATATAAACACTTAACCAAGGATTCTTTGGTAATTTCTCAAGCTCTTCTCTTACATCATGTGCCAATAATGCAGCCATAGTAGAATCATCATTATTAATAACTGCCATGACATCTTCATCATAGGTATAATTGATAAGATAATCTACATAGTTTGATGCAAAGTATTCAAACTCTTTGACACTTCCAAACCTTCTTCTATAAAGACTCTCCATAGAATTAGCCCACTTCTTGACATCAACTGCACTTTCATTTGAAATGATAATACTTGATGTAACAAGTTGCCTTACAATAGATTGAACTATATCTTCATCTACTGTTACAACACCATAAGGAATGTCAAGATTCTCTTCCTCAGGCTGGTCAAAAGGCAATTCACCTTGTTTAACAGGTAATTGCTTAGCTTCATTAGCTTTATACCAGCCTCTTCCTTCTTCCCCATAGTATTTATCTTTATCCATAGGAAATGTACTCCCCACTTCCTTGGTTGGGGCAATGTTCTTTCCATAGTTACCATATTGAGGATAACCACCTTTATATACAGGAGTAATAGCCTTCTTCTTAGACTCTTTGATTTCCTTAAGCCTCTCCATCATTTCAGTCTCAAAGTCATCAGTTGCATCCTCAAATACTATATCCAAATTGAACCATTCAAGTTTCTCTTCTTCAATATCAAAGGTCTCTACTCCCTCTCTCACTTCACCATTCCAAGTAGGATAAGTGTATTTCTCAGATACAGTCTGTACACATTTGTACTTCCTTGTAACACCAGCAGTATATTTACCTGCATTATTCACAATTAAGGATACAAAGTGAGCCATATCATTACCTTCTGCACTCAGGGTGGCTGTGTCAGTACCACTAAAGAAAGTAGCCATATTATTATGACTATGGATTAGTCCTTGGTATATTCCCTCTTCCAATAATTCAGGATGGTCTACCATATATGTAGCCATATCAGGAGATACATTGAACTCAGTATATGTACTTGTACCAATGTCCATTTGGAACAAATCTACACATCTAATAGTTAGGGACTTATCTTCAAAAGCTCCCTCAACTTTATAGAACAATACACCTGACCATTCTACATCCCAGATGTTCTTGCATAAAAATCTTATCTTTTTCTCAACCTCTGCTGGGATGACAATCTTAAATATATCCTGTCTGTGGACTAACTCCAGCACTGGTTTCACTTCTTTCTTCTCTTCCATATCCATAATTTAATATTCTCAACATGCTACATACAATAGCTTCAATATATTGTAAATTCAGTATCCTCGTTCTATTAAGAGACTCCTCCTCTGAGGATAGTTCTCCATCAATAGTCAAGGTAATTTCCCTACCTTTGAATGTACAGATTTTCTTTCCTACATATCTCTGATAGTCATCACTACTACCCCTTCTTACTGCTCTTGGTTTATAGACTTTACCATTGGTTATAATACACTCCTTGATAATACTATTACTAACAAGGTCAGTATAACTAATATCAAAAGTATGCTTGTTATATTCAGTATTATACCAGCTAATAAATTCATTACTGATAAGAACCACTGTATCAATGAAGGACATTCCTATCCCATAACTTCCATTACTATAGTTGAACCTAATCTTCTTAGTCTCCAGAAGGTATTTAATGAATAGCTTGAATTGCTCTCTTCCAAAGGCACTATTCCAAGGAACCACACCTCTAAGAGATTGCATAGAGAATTTATCTTTAGCATCTCCCATCTCTGGTGCAGGAATATTCTCAAGTCTGTGGTGTGGAACTCCATCAATAGATTCTACTCTTACATACCTATCAAGCTCCAGACATAATAACTGCCAAATGGCTTCATCATATCCTATAGCTAATGTAGAAAGAGAAGAATTGATAGGTCCTCTACCAGTACAAGGTGTTTGGAAATTCTCAAAGTTGTTTCTTGGAATAGAAGATACATGACTGTGCATATACCCTCCCTTAAAGTGGTTTAGTGGATAATTAGACCTGTTCACTCCAAAATATCCCTTACCTTTTCCCTGCCAATTAAATGGAACTTTAAGCCATAACTCCTTAATATCAACATACTCATCATACTCATTTGTAATCCTTACTGTAGGAAAATAAATAAGAATAAATAAGTCATTGAACATAGTATTAGCAATCTTCTCCTTTATTATTGGCAAGAAATATTTAGCCAATGCAGAGTCACTTACAACAGTTTCATTATTAGCACCTTCTGCTGTCCAAAAGAGATTTATTATATCTCGGTCCTCTTTATTCATATTTTGGTAAGCAGAAGAATCTACTATATTACTCCATTCCATGAATGTTCCCAAGGGAGTTACACTAAGGTATGTATATAATCCATCCTCAGTAGGAAAACCCTGCATATCTACTCTCCCTTCACCAAAGAAGTCTCGAAAGAACTGTAGGATTTGATTTGGTCTTTCCATGATACTATCATATAGTTCATGGACTTGTTTCTTTATTTCTTCGGTCATTGCATGATAAAAAAAATGAGGGGGAAGGCTTATTCAGCCTCCTCCCTCACTGGTTTCTACTTAATGAACAAAGTCAAACATCTTGTTTATTTCTGACCTTGACATCTTTTCAGGTTCTTTGTAATCTGTACCTTTCAGTTCAGCCATAGCTCTGTTATAGGTAGCTTCTTCGATGGTATCACTGACATAGAGGTCTTCCAACAGAACTTCCAATGCACCTGCAACATTACCCTCAGAAGTTGCAGTCACCTCAGGTTTCTCTTCCTTTACAGGTTCTTTTGCCACTTCTTTCTTTGCGGGTTTTTCTTTCACAACTTCTTTCTTCTCCTCTTTTGCAGGAGCACCTTCACCCAACAGGTCAATCAAGTCCTGAGTTTTACACATGGTGAAGTTCTTTCCAAACCTTTTCACACATTCATCCTCCAAGCCTCTTGCCTTGATTGCATTGTAGGCTTCTGCCCTTGACATTGCACCAGACTTGATTTTCTTCTCAGGTGCAGTCAGCAGGAATGTCAAATCATTTACTACCTGTCCTTTATAAGGAATGTTGGTAGGAAGGATAGAAGCATCATCTTTCAATTCTGCTCTCAAATGACCTTCAAAGAATGTCATTCCTTCATATTCAATACCTGCTTCTCTCATTTCTCTTTTCAACTCACCCAGTGTAGTTGCAGAAGATGCTTGAATAACTTTTTGAGACTGAGTTTTGTTGTTGATGATGGTTACTTTTCTAAATTCCATGATTTTTTTTTTTAGTGATAAAACATTACCTATTAAATAGGCTTAAAATTATTTCTCTGAATTGTTCTTTGTCTCCTATTGTTTTATAGAGGTCTGAGACATCTTTTCCTCCTTCAAAATGTGGCAATACTATGTTAGTGAACCCAGTGGATGCTGATAGTTTCTCTCCATCTATGAGACCAGCTTTATCATTATCCAATAAGATAAATACCTCCTTGTATCTTCTTTTGAGTTCATTAACAGCAGTATCACTAATACCATAGCCCTCTCCTTGAATAGCCAATGCTGGTATCCCAGTGTTTGCCCATAGACATAAAGCATCTTTCATTGAGGAACAGATACATATCCTATCCCCAAATTCAGGTACTTTAGTCCATAAGCTAATTACTGACCTATCATGCCTGTTGGACCACTTATATCCTTTCTGATTGAATGGTTGATATATCTTTAAAGTGACTTTTCCTTCCTTATATTCTACATAAGCATAAGCATATTTATCTGCTGGGAAGACCATTCTGTTCTCTCCTTTTATGATTATTTTATAGGATATAGGATAAATGTCAGCATATTTCAACCACTCTAAAGTGATACCAAATGAAGCCCAATACTCAAGGTCATACTCTCTCCATTCCCTTGTCTTACATTGTAAATCAAGGTTAGAACTGTACTCCTTAGTAGTGACAATCTTAGGTTTACCTAATGCACTATAGCCATTAGTCTTAGTAATCTTGGGTAAGTCCTCCCAAACATGTGCAAGCACATCATTGTAACTCTCCCCCCAATACTTACCTAATAAATCAAATGTTCCTCCTCTATCTTTTGTAGCCAAGTCTGTCCAATGTATCTTCTGACCATCTATGCTATAAAAACCAAAGGATGGATGGTTATCAGGTCTTAATGGACTTGATATAATTGTTGGTATCTTGTCTACTCCAAAATAATAGTTCAGAATATCTAACTCTGATACCTTTGATAAAATCTCTTCTAATCTGATATTAGGTTTACCAATACTAATAGCCATAATTCTAAATCTTTATGTTATTAACCCCAAGGAGTTGCTGTAGGAGCTGTTGCTGCTCCTAATGGGTCATTGTCAGGTGCAGTAAATGAAGTAGCTTCTACTACATTTTCATGCAAAGGTTGTGTAGAGAACTCTGTATTAGGAGCACCACCTGCATTCTGAAACTCAGTGATTGCAGCATCAATCCTACTGTAATCTGTTACAGCATTCTTAGCAAACTTCCTTGTAAATACAGCCTGATACTGTCTTGTACCATTCTCATTATCTACAGTTCTGATACCTACTGCACCTTTAACTGTATATGCTACAGCAAGAGTAACAAGCTCTTTAAGCTCTTTTACATCACCCTTGAACAGAGCTGCCATATCCAGAGAAACCTCACTGTCAGAGGGGTCTTCCTTCATAATCCACTTACCATCTTTATAGTTGGCAGGATTAGGAATATTCAACCACTGAATAAGGAAGTCAACCAAGAATTCCTCACCCTGCCATGCAGGTCTATAGTCAGCACTGATATTGGCTGGTCCAGAAGAGTATTGTGGAATAGACTTGGACTGTACTTCTTCTTTTGTAGCCCATGCAGTTCTACCAAACTTATCAATAATCTGGCATTTACCACTTGTCTGACCAACCTTATAATCCTTAGTCAATGTAAAGCTGATAGGAATAAGCAATTCAATACCATTGTTCAACTTAGCATCAGGAGCAGTCTTTGCATAGAATACCACCCTTACCTGTTCCTTACCTTCATCAGTTTTACCAACATATTCAGGGTCATTCTCAATCTCTCTACCTGTGAGAGCTTCTAATTCTGCCTTAGTAGGATTTACAGCTACAATATTGAATGCAGCCATACCTTTGTACATCTTGAAAGAACCTTCAACTGATTCTTTACCTACCTTAACAGCCATGAAACTTTTGTTTAAATTCTTCATCTTAAATTACTGATTTTTTACGTGATTAATCTTTGAAAGGCATTTCATCTGCCACTTCTCCAAATGGATTTGCAGGTGCTGCCTCTTCTGCCAATGCAACTGCCTCAGATGCAGGTACTTCTACCTCTCCTACAACCTCTTCTGAAACTTCTCCTTCTGGAGCTGCTTCTGTTGCTTCTGCTACTGCCATGATACCAGCAAGAACTTCCTCAGAAGTGAAACCACCAGTCATAGTCTTGATAGGAGCTTCAAAGCCTTCAATGGCTTCATTGATTACACCCAGTTCTTCCTGTGCTTTCTCAATCTTCTCTACAAGTTTGTCTCTTTTGGTTCTCAAACTCTTAGTGTTCTGAGCTGTTCTCTTTACAATTGCAAGCTCAAATCTTGATAATTCTCTATTCATAATGTTTAATTTATTAAAATTATTTGTCTTTGTCCCATATTATTGGGTTTACTTTGTAATTTATTTATGGTGTACTTCTTCTCATAATACTCTAATGCTTCCATTAAATATGGCTGGAGCATACCTATTCCCATAATAGTCTGTATAAAAGTTACAGACAATTTAGGGTCTTTACCATGCTCAGTGCAATAATCTAATAGAAGATTGGCAGCATCTTCTCCAGTCAGTCCACCAAAGGCTACAAGCCTACTAATCCTGACTACTTCATCCCTATCCATAATATTCCTGTGCTTTCTCAACTACAAGACCCAAGTCATTGGGAATATATAGAGGAAACATGCCAACAGGACTCTTTGCAGGATATACTCCATCATCATTGGTAACAAATTCTCTGATGGATTTCTTCTCTTTGGAATCAAAGGAAGATTTACCATAAAGAACCACTTCAAACTTACCCTCAGGAGTAATATATGAATCAACCATGTTACCAGTACTCTTATATTTATAAGAGATACTATCACCATTCTTGTCTTTATATTCCTCATAATGAGCAAGACAAATCATGTTCTTATTTTCTGGCACAAGATTGATTGCATCAAAGATTAACCCCATTCCATAACCAATCTGTTTAGGAGTGTCCCAACCACCTTTCATTGCATTCTTCATATAGAAATCCTGACTGATATAATTCATATCATCCAGTACTATATTGGTGAATGGGGCTTGAGGACTGGCTAACATCTCAATGATTTGAGCAACTTCTTTCGCATCATTGGTTATAATCCTGTTACCTTTACCAATCTCCTCAAGAGTAGTAACTTGATACTTACTTCCACCCCCTCTAAAAGGCAAGGGCTTATTCACACAACTTATCAAATAAGTCACTTTAGAGTCTAACCCTTTCAATCCAAGCTCTGGTATCTCTCCAATAGAGGTTGATTTACCAAAGCCTGACTTAGCTAAAATCAATGCTTTCATTCTTCTTATTAAAAAATTTAGTCTGCAAAGGTAATCAATTTAATCAACCTATGCAAATTCATCTTCCACTTCCTTATTCTGGCTTTTCTTATAGAGACATTCATGAAAGTACAGTTAGTCCTCCTTCTTACAACTGTCTCAATATATTCAAGACACCTTTCCAGTTCAGGCTTATTATTGGGTAGTGGAAGCTCAGTAAATGTACTCACTGCTCCATCAAAGAACAATGGACATATTTGACCTCCTGCTCCATTATCTCTATCCTCAATAACCTGCATAAACCTTATATTGTTTTTGAATTTGGTCACATCATAACCTTCATATTCCCTTAGACCATACTTAAATGGACTATATAAACCAAGCACCAGATTTGCATCTCTGGTGGTAGTCTTACAATCTGCAAGACCATCTGATGAAGGCATCATCTTATTCAACTTCTGATTCTCAATTCCTTCCTGAGCCTGAGCTTGATGCTGGATTGCAGTGATATTGAAATCAAACTGGTCTCTCTGAGTGATGAAATACTTACTCATCTTCTCAATAGTCTGCATTTTGTTCATACCACTTTCTGACATCAGATTTGAATAGTTGTCTAAGATAATTTCAACATATTCATCCTTGTCATCTGGTTCATAAAAGTCTATAACCTCTCTTTCCTCCTCAAGTCCAGCTTCATTCTTCATGATAACCTTCTTGAAGTGGAACTTTCCTCTACTCAAAGCAAAATTCCTACAATACTTGTTGATTCCTGTAGGATTTCTCTCAGAGTCAATATAGATTATAGTCTCCTTGAACTTCTGAATATATGTTACATACCTTTCAGATGCAAGTAAGTCTAATATCTCTTGAGGAACTGGTCTATCAGCAGAAGTACTCTTCAAGTCAGTTGGACTTATTCTTATTCTATCAAGCCTGAATAACAGGTGACATAAGAATTCATAGAACTTTTCTTCTTTACCCATTTCAAGGGTAAAATAGAGTATCTTCAACCTTAGTTGGTCAGGGTGCTCAATTGCATAGAAGAAGGGTTCATAAACAAGCATATAGTCAGCAAGTTTTGATTTACCAACCTTTTGATTTGCAGTAATAATGTTATACCTTCTTTTCTCTATTCCTGGGAGCCACACTCTTAATCTTGGGAAAGACAATGGAATACAATTTATCTTGCCATCCAATATTCTCTGCCTTCGGAGTATTAACTTCTCCAGTGCCCTATCAAATGAATCCTTCTCTTCCATAGCTTAAACCAATGTAGTTGTCCAATTATCAGTAAGGGAGTCTGTTTGACCTTCATTCTCAATATAGTTAGCCAGTTCTGAGATAGGCACTTTAGTACCATCCTTCACTTCTTCTTTCCAAATGAAATATTGAAGTAATCTCATGAACTTATATTCCCCATTGAAGCCAGAAACATAGGCTTGAGTTGCATTAATGATTTGTTCATCAGTGTAATCATTCCCATACTTCTTAAAGAAAGTCTGTAACTTCCTCTTAATGTCAGTTTTATTCCCTCTCCAATACTGATTGTTAAAGTTCTTTCCTTCTGGATAAATGGATTGAAGTTGAGGTACTAATGCTTCAATTCTTTGATTGAAGTCATCAGTCCCCACAGACTTATCAGAGTCAAGAATGATATTATTTACCACATTATTCCCTGTAGAAGTAACAAATAACCCTACAGGAAGATGTGTTTCCCTATCATAACTTGTACTAATAAGTCCTTTTTTCTTCAACTCACTTTCAGCAGCATTGAAATCTACATTGTTTTGAATGGCTATCATAAGTAAGACCTCTCCAAGAGAAACCCCACTCTTTTTAATAACCTTGTCATTCAATGAGATTGTCATACTACTCTCCAATCAGCAATTCAACATGAGCTTCTTCAACTTTCACAGTCTGTTCACAAGCCTCCACAGATTCATTCACAAGTGCAGCACAGTTCAAGAAATATTTCTCAATTTCTTTGTAAACCTTTGCAGCAGTAGCAAATGCTTTACCCTTTGCTCTGGATTCTGCAATCCTCTTACCTACCTCTTCATTGAAGGCATCTTCCTCATTGCATCTTGCAATAGCTCTTACCTTGAATGTGCCACAGAGGTCTACAAGTGGAAGATTAGCCCACATTTTGGGATAAATATCAATCCATGCAGGATGTTTCTCCAACTGCATATCACACTCCAGAACACAAACTACCACCTTCTTCTCAGGATTTACAATGTAGCTTGCTTTAGTAATTTTAACTCTGTTTCTCATACTTTTATTTCACTTAAATTTTTTGTTTTCATAACCAACTCTGGATTATAGTCCTCAAGCATCTTCTCAACTAACTCCTCTTCCCTTGTACCACTAAAGTAAGGGATGATAATAATAGGGTCTTTGTGCCTGAGTATTCTACCCAATCTTTGTTTGATGATAATATCACTGCTGTTCAGATTAGCATATAAACCAACTCTGCAATCTACAAGGTTCATACCTTCATTCAGCATATTACATGCTGTAATGTGGTCCAACTTCTTGTGATTAAACATATCAAGTACCATAGAGGATTCTTTGTTCTTACTGTTAATACAGTTTTCCCCTAATATTTCTGTCTGCTCAATAGAGCTACAGAATGTGAGTACCCTCTCTGATTTCAGCTTCTCCAGAAGAGATAAGATAATAGGGTTCTTTAATTGTGAAAGGAATTTGAGCCTTTGACCTGCAAGGAATAACCATTTTGTCTTTACTCCTTCATTTCTTGTTCTCATATATTGCCTCTTCCAGAACTCTATCTTGTTTCCTAACTCTATCACATACTGTAATTCAGTACATTTAATATGCACTTGAATAGATTTATCCTTAAGATACTGCCATCTGTCCTTATACAGACATTCCCTGACAATCTTAGCCTTAGGATGCTCAATCACAGTATGTACAGCATGTGTATTATCAAGTTCAAGAGGGATAAGGAACACTCTTGGGTCAGGAAGGATTTCATTGTCTATAGCCTCCTTCATCTTCACTGTATAAATGTGTAAATCAGGAAACAACTGACTTAGTTCCCACTTCATATCTCTGGTAACTGTAGCTGAAAGCATGATAGAATTATGTATCTCCATTGTAGATACAAATTCTCTACATCTTTCTGACATGTGTTGCACTTCATCAAAGATGACTACATCCCATTCTTCCTTTACATGTTTATTCAATCCTACATAAGTACTGAATTGTACTCTTTCAAGCCAAGATTCAAGTCCCCATTTGATAAACTCCTCTTTCCAGTTATTTATCAAGACTAATCTTGGGATTACTATAAGTATGCTACTGGGGTTATCCCTTAAAGCCAAATCAATGCCTATCTTAGATTTACCAAAGGAAGTAGGTAACTCACAGAGTATAGAATTACTCCTTATATTCATTATCTCTTCCTGAGCCTGTTCTCTATCCATATCTCTTTACTATATTCTTTAGTTTTTCCACATATTGCGGGTCTTCCGCATAACCTATTTTAATCAAAAATTGATAGTAATCTTCCGGGGGTTTGTATCTATATTGTATGTAATTGAGATAGGCAACCACACTCTCACTCCAGTGGTCAAACTTGTAATAATCATCTTTGTAACTATTGTAGAGTCCAAATAAGTTATTGTACTCTTTGCAGACCTTAGACCTGAAATGACCTGTCTCAAGAATAGCCTGAGCATATACAATGTTCTTATATTTAACATTATAATACTCTAAAGCCTCCATAAGATAATCATCAGGAGCCTCTGATAGTAAGAACTCTGGTTGTTCCAATCTCAACACATCCACCTTTTCAGGTTCCTTGTGCTCCTCTTGGTAGTCCATATAGTATAAACCATATAGACCACCAATAAGTAAGAGCATAAGAATATTAATTACTTTTTGTTTCATACTATAACTTGAAAGAAAGCTCTATATTTCAGTGCATAAGAGCTTTTTAATTTTAATCACAATCTTTCCTACATAAGTCTCCCCCTTTAAACTTGGGATATACTTAACAAGATACATTTCTGGCTTCATATTGGAAAATATGAAATATGCTACAAGAAAAGTCAAAAACAGTAAAATGTTAAGAACAGGAATTTGTTCAACAAGAATAATCATGATAAAAAACCACAAGGGTATTTTTACCTCAGACTCCTTCACAACCTTCATCCCATTATAGCATTTAAAATGGGTATCTTTCATAATATCCACTATTATTATAGTAAGAATTATACCAATAATAAACCAAGTCATGACTATTTACTTATGTCTTTAAATATTGTAGGAACTTGACCATATACTGGTAACTTTCCATCCCATTTCTCAATCCACATCTTCTCAAGAATTGCTGGAGTAAGAGCTTGTTCTCTAAGTTGATTAGCTTCCTTCTCAGCCTTAGCAGCTACAATTAACTTCTCTGCCTCAGCCTTAGCTACAGCTACTTCATTCTGCACTCTCATTGCTTCCTGCACAGCCTTATTCTTGGCATTTACAGCATCTACAATGGTCTGAGGATATTTGAGACCAGATGTCAACTGTTCCAACTGAAAGTTTTCCTTATGCAATGCTTCACTAAGATGTTTTTCAATGGATTTCTCTATACTATCTCTATGACTTACTATATAATCAGTAGTAAAACTATTGAGCTGTATTCTAAAGGCATCCTTTACATAGTTAAGCAGAGTTCCTGTAATAACATCATCAAGCTGCTTTCTGTACTTCTTGAATACTTCTGGAGACTTACCATCCATAATCTTCAAGGATACAGTAGGGTCAACTGTAAACTCAGACCCATCTTGGGCATTAACTGTAAATGGAGCATAATCTACTGTTCTCACATAAGTAGGATACTCATATATCTCAGTAGTAAAAGGATTGTACCACACTCTACCAGTGACAAGAGCAGCTTCTCCAACTCCCTTATCATCCCCATAAAGGCTTACTTTAATACCTTCATGTCCAGCATCAATTCTCTCACAAGATGATAGACTTATCATCCCTATAAAGGCTATTAACAGCCCAATTAAAAACTTACTTTTCATGTTTTCTTTTTTTTTTTTTTTTTAAATTTATTGTTGTAAAACATTTGGTCTTGTAGGAAACCAAGAATGTTAATACTAATAAGAAGAATCCTACAACATTCTCCATTGTGTTGGCTTGTGAAATCATCTCGAAAGATAAGTTAATCCCTAATATGAATGCCACCATCCATATTGAACCTTTAATTACATTCATCATAAATTCTAATACTTTGTCCATTCTGAATCAATAGGTATCTTCCAAGAGTCTCTCATAGACAAGTGAACTCCATCAAACTCTTTATGGAACCTGCTTGTTCTTGGAAACTTGAAACTTCTATAGGTATTCTTTGGTTTTCTTCTTTGCCCATTTCTCCACTTCTTCTTAGTTAAAAAAACTCTCCCTTTGCTCATATTTCCAATAGTTTTATGTAAATTCTTCCACCATCCTTATCATACCATAGCAATAGTATATACTTGTTATAGCTTGTGATTAAGTCAAAATAAGGGTGGTACCTAACAAAAGTCTTTATTAGTAAGATAATACCTAACAATCCTACTATAATTGATACAAATAACATACTACCTACACTATAAATGATTTAATTACCCAATACAGCATAGGTGAAACTTACTCCACCAAGCTCTTCACATATCCTTTTGAGATGTGCTTCAAGCCTCTGTTTCTTAGTAAGTTTCTCCCAATCTCTGGGTTTAACAAAGTAAGGAGCTTCTTTTCCTATCATGTACTCATAAGCATCCATACTAAGGTTGAGAGATTGACCAGCAGGCTTACACTTTCTGGTTTTTACAGTAATAGTTTGAATATCCTTCTTACCATCACTCTTCTTACCTTCTACTCTCATAGAGAAAGTATCATAACCTGTGCCTACCTTTTCTTCCTCAAGAGCTTTAGCCTGCTCTTGGCTATACATAACACTGCCTTGCAATGTTACAGATAGACTCACTTTGATTTCATTATTCATCTGAATCTTTATTACCAAGCATAGCTCCCATAAGAAGCATACCCAACATGGCTTCTGAACATTCACCTGCTAAATTCTTAGCTGCAAATACCTACAACAATCCTTTGCTGTTGTTCTGCAATTAATTTCTGCAAGTCCATAGGCAGAGTACCAAGTAGGTAAGTAATTACAATAGCCTTACTTTGGTCATCTTTTAATCTTTTCAATTCAATCAGGCAGTTATCCAATACATCTTCTGTATCAGTATCACCTGTCTTTTTACCAAGGTCAATTGCCCCTTCTCTTAATTTATCCATTACTTCTTTAGGAAGTGGTTTGTCAAGACCTAATTTTTCTCTCATGCTTTCTGCGAAGCTCTCAGCTCCACTCTTTCCATTTTTCATTGTTTTTTTTTTTTAGTAAAACATATCTTAATTATCACAAGAATGTGCATAAAAAGAAAAGGCTACCAGTACTTAAACTGATAGCCTTTAAAAGATAGAATATTCTACAACACCCTTTGAAATTGTTGCCCCTAAGGGCATAAGTTGATATAAAAATCTACTCCTTTCTTACTTTAATTTACTTTTATTTTTATGTATAATATTGAAGTAAGTGTTGTATATCACTAATCTTTGTGTGGGGATGAAAGGACTCGAACCTTTATTTGATAGTACCCAAAACTATTGTGTAAACCTTGAAGTAACTCTTATAATACACTACCCCTTCGGGAGAACATTCATAAGAGGATAAAACTTGCTTTTATTTCACCACATCCCCATTTTGTTTTAATTGTGGAGGGAATTGGACTTGAACCAATGACCCGTAGATTAATAGTCTTTTGAAGTAACTCTTCCATGTGAATGCACTGGAAATTCAGATTCCTCTTTATATTCACCACAAACCTTACATAGTTTAAGCATTTTCCTCAAATGAATTTTGTAATCCCTCAAGAGCAGCTATGTAAGTGATAAAGTGCTCACTCCAACCACTCACCTCAGCAGTCCATCTACCTCTATAATTCACTCCCTTTGTATTGGCTGACACATCACAAATGTAATTGTAAGTACCAAAAGGCTCAGGAAGGATAGACTTATTATACATATGGTCTATATCCTGTGAATCTGAGAAAATGATGATTCTATCAAAGTGGACATCTTTAAACTTAGCTTTACACCAGTCTAAACATTGTTTGGTGAATATACCTCCACCACCAATATTATGTCTTGTGTCCATAATTTGCTTGAATACACCAAATCCCTTTTGAGGATACTTGATATGCTCAGATGCTTGCTTTCTTAGAGCATCACTACCTGCTGTAGCCACAAGTTCATAGTCCTCACACTGATTAATAGCTAACATAGCCATTGCACATGCTTGGTCCATTCTGTTGAATTGTGACCCACCAGAAGTAAGACCACCCATAGAACCACTGACATCTACTATAAACAGGGTTTTACCTGGAAGTTTAGGTAGATTCTTATATGATTCCAACATAGCATCTTCAATATCCCTACTAAACTCAGGATTCATTCTTTCAGCTTTCAAGAAGTCAAGAGGCAATAACATTGATGATTTGAGTCTTGTCAATCCCTCAACAATAACTCTCCTATCAACATCAGCCTTCTTCATGTTATTTATGTTTCTCAACATAGCCAGACCACCAATCTTATTCTCAAAGATTAATTTAGTCCAAGTCTCTTTCCTATCTTCACCAGCAGACAATAACACTTCCCATGTTTCAGGTGGTGTGAGAGTTCTGTCAGCTACTTTCTTGAATAACTTGGTTTCATAATCATTGTTTGGCTTAGGTCTGCATAAGAACATAACATCTCTCAGCTTAATGGCTGCATTCCTGTCATATTTAGCCAACTTATATTCATTGAAATTATGAAAGGCAGCCCTTAACCCTTTCTTAGCTTGGTTACAGATAGGCTTTTTACCATCTTTCCAATATAATGCCAAGAAATCTGTCAGCATATCAGCCCTTGTAATAATCTTAGGCAATAAGTCAGCTACAAATAGCTTATGTTCAGGGTATTTGCACATTTCCACTGCTATAAACAGTGGTGTGTGTCTCAGCTTCTGCATTAATCTTGCTTCAAGAGCAATATTATACACATCAATGGCAGGACACAAAGGTATTAGCCTCTTGATTTCTTCTGCCACTTTAAGACCATCCATATATGCAACATCTTCCCAAAGAAGATTAGCTAACACTGCTCTTCTCAATAATGATACATTACTCTGTTTAGCTGCCAATGCACCTGAACCTCCAGCCAGTCTTTCTGTATCCAACTTTGAAGTTGGCTTAATGTTTGGATTTAATTTAGAACACATACACTAAAATTTAATCTTGTTTATTTTTTTTTTCACTCTGCAAAGATATGTCAAAGGTTTCATATGATTCTTCCATCCTTCGTAGCCCAGTAATCATCTCTTATTAATTTTAGTTCTTCCATAATTTTATATTTTAGTACCTCTGTAGAGAGTCGAACTCTAACTTCATCTTTAGGAGAGATGTGTGCATCCATTACACTACAAAGGCAGTTTGAGTAGCTGTGTTTCACAACATGAGCTACTCTTTAATTAACCTTATAATTAAAACACATACCTAAAACAAGTATCTTATATCAGCACCAAGCATTTTAGCTGCTTTCTTAGCATCATCAGCATTCTTGAAATACACAATACCTGCATATTGTACAGTCTTGTGTTCATAGATTGCAATACCATGTGTGAGGTCAACCTGAGCAATCACTGCTGAACCACCCATAGATGATTTACCAATGAAATAGCCAGTCTTGCCTGCACCCATCTCCCATGAACCATTGAGATACTTAGCTATGATAGCCAGTTTGCCATTGGTCAGTACTTTACCACCATCACCATGAGGTATAGTCAGACTAACTGTGTCTTTATTCACACATGACTTCATGTATTCATAACCAACCAGTTCATTCTCTGCATAAGCATTCAATGCTAATGTGCGGAGAGTTGTATTACCACTGTTGTACCATTCTCTTGCTTGTTCAAGAGTTACTGAGATATTTCTTGCTTCCATGCTATTCAATACTTTTTGTTCTGCTTCTGAATAATTCATTCTAACTATTGCAGCACCATTCAACCTTGAAGGTTCAATAGTCTTGAGAGTGATGCCATTCTGCACCTGAGCTGTACATCTATTCCAACTTACTACTTGCATAGAAGTAGAATATCTGTTGTCTTCAATCATATCACCAGCTTGGATTATGTCATAAGGACACAGAAACATATATTGTTTCATACCTCGAAGCTGTGAATTACTTAACTTTTGGTTTGTATAAACCACATAAATTGTCCGTACCATTTGATTATATTTTATTTGAGTTCTTCATCAAGGTGATTGAAATACTTATTTAATGTAAGTATCTCAAGCTCCTCTTTGTTAATAGTTTTATAACACACTCCAATAAGTATTAATACAAGTATAAGACCATGAATAAAATATCCATTGTCATAAATACTGTCAATACCCATCATATATAATAAGGTAACAAGAGTGGTTACATATAGTAACACACCCTTGATAATTAGTTTGAATTTCTTCATTCTCCTGCTCCTTTCTGGTCTTTCATGAATAACCATGCAAAGAATGCACTGACCATTATTACAGTCACTACATTCTCAGTATTTATCATGTCTTCCATTATCTTTTTCTTTTGTATTTATTGAACTCTTTTCTTGCAATATCACCTTTCTTAAAGGTCTGCATTGTGATGCTATTGTCTGATGCAATTACTATTGACCATTCAAAAGCATGTGTTCCAAACAGTGAAACTGTTCTGCCTAAAGCATCTGTAACTGTAGCTCTCAATGTAGAGTCACAGTTACATCTGTTGTATTTCTTTTCCATAATCAATCATCATAAGGTCTAACAAAAGTATATACATACACATCAAGCTCCTCATTATATGAAAACTCATAGTACACATGAAGAGCATTTAACATAGAAGGTTCTCTATCATTCTTTAATTGATATAAACCTTCACTCCATATCTCTCCTTGCTTGTAACCAAGCTTATCTTCCATGATAGATGCAATGGCTTTTCTTGCATGAGGATAATTCTCATCTTCAGTCTTTATGTGATACACTTGGTGTTGTGTATAATAACTGTCTGACAATTGTGGCTGATACTCTATCTGATAAAGTATGCCATCATAAAACTGATTTTCCATGTGTTTATAAGTTAATTTGTTAATATTGAAGCACATACTGGATTTGAACCAGTGACCTTCATTCCAACTACCTTTAAAATCATTGGATATGATGCTCTAACCACTGAGCTAATGTGCCTTTAATATGAGCTTATTTACTTGCAGAGGTGTACTCTTCCTTAAATAGGCAGACTATCTTCTTAATGTGTTCCTTTACTCGGTTAATATATATGAGTCCCTCTGGGATTTCTGACTTACCTCCTTCTATTGATAATTATGTCTAAGTCTTAACACTACTGACTTTTGTCTCAAGTAGGACTTACAGGCTGCCATTCACTCACATTATTTCATCTTTCAGGTGGATGTATGTTTGGTCCCCTAAGTGGTCAACACATGAAGTAACATCACTCAATATCTTATCCTTACTACTTATTATCCTATTATATTATTAGTTCTCTTTCTTAACATATTTTAATGGCATATGTCCTGTCAACTGCTACTATTATTCACAATTGATTGCCTCAATTAGCCCATTGGTATGTAAGTTGTGTGCTTATTATAAGCATTTTTTATGGTCCAATGTAACTCTAAGCACTGTTTAGTATAACATTGTAACCAGTAAATCCAGTTATTCCATTACTCCTCTTTCTCTTTTTTATTGTGTGCTGAGATGTGGCATAATGTGGGTGAGATTGATTATGAAAAAACCAATCATTCTTCCATCATTTAAACCATCAAACAATCATAGTTTGAGATACTCAACAAACATAGAAAGAAAGCATAGAGAAAGGACATTTAAGACCCATTCATTCTTGCACTCTTTTATAGTCTTCAAAGCATAAAGAAAGACTACTCAAAGCATACAATATTCTTCTAAGTACTATTAATGCTCAGGAAGAGAAATGGTATATTGGACAGAGATTAAATCTCCATCCAACAATTAGCCATCCAAACAAATGTAGAATCAGCATGATTCATGTACCATTTATTATTCTCAGAATATTGCTTTGAGAAAGCTTCATCAGAAGCTATACTTGATGTATGACCATCTAACCAAATTATCTTGTCCATAACTATTAATGCCTTAAAAGATACTATTCAATGCTTAGAAGAATAAAAAAAAACAGAAAGAGGGCAAATGCCCTCCTCCATTAGAATGTTGCCAACACTGGAGCACCACCTGTGCCTTCTTCATGTAGAAGCCAGAATGAGCTACCATCAGGTGCTTCAACATTTGACACCATTGGATGTACAGGAATACCCTTCACTGCAACTGCTCCTGTCTTTGCACCAAATGTGAAGAACAGCTTGTTGGTCTTAGGATTCTTTTTCACTTGGATTTTGTCTACATGTTGAGCTGCTTTAAACTGTTCAACTGTCAATGTCTCACGGAATTTTAACTGATTGTCCATAATGTAAATGATTAAATTGTTAATGGATAAATTGTTTAACCATAGGGGGTGGAACCCCACTGGCTAAGTGATGGGGGAGGTGGGGTTGGTGTATATCTCCCTCATGACTATGAATCAAAAAAAAAAATTAAAAAAAAAAATTAAATTATTTGGATAGTATCTATTATATACTTATCTTTGACCAAAAATTAAAAGTATGAAAGAGAAGAGCTATAATTTATTTGGGAGTACTTGGATAATACAGTTTGTAGATGAAGTAGTTGATGAAAATGATAAGTGGTTATTTGGAGAAACAGAGAGTCCCTCAAGGGTAATAACTATTAGCACAAAGAAGCCTGATGGTAGTAAACTTTCAAAGGATGAAATTGAACTTACTGTCCTACATGAAATAGTACATTCTATATTCCAAACTGGACAATATATGAGTTGTGATAATGATGAACCATTAGTAGAATGGACTGCAAGATGTTTAAAAGCCTTAAAAGAACAGCATATTATATAGTCAATAGTTAAACTTTCATAAATAATAGTCCCAGATTTGGATATATCATTTATTTTTTGTATGTTTGCATCAGAATTAGAACTATACATCTAATTTCTCCTCCAAAGAAGTCCCTTGCAGAAGTTCAGGCTTTGGAGCTGACAGGGTAGTAATCCACTTCTCCCATAAATAGGGAGCTTATATAAAGGCTGGTATGCCTGTGGATGAGGTGAAAATCCTGCTAAAAAATGCCTTGATTATAAGTTACAGTAGCACACCTATGTATATGAGAAAAGGTTGAGGGTAAAGTGCTCTTGGGGATTAACCGCCTGTAATGAAGTATCATGGTAGGGGTACTGGAAACTTTACTCTGGCAGAGAACCAATCTGCTCAAGGGATTGTTATACACTTTAAAAAACAAACAAATATATGAAAAGAGTTATTGAAGAAGTTATAAAGAATGTAAACATTGTCAAGTGTGAAGGTGCTATCTGTGTGTCAGTTAATAGTAATGACAGGAGATACTATGCACAAGGAGTTAGCTCAAGAATGTTGGATGTAAAGAGATATAAGGTATGAATAAACTAAAAAGTAGTTTGCTTTGGCTGTGGCAGTTACCACAGAATTTGTGTGGTATAATCTATAGGTCTATATCTAAAGATAATAGAATATGTGTTATAGAGAATGATGACTCAAGAAGTGTAGGTGCTAAAGTATATTTACAAAGAGCTAAGGGTGGTGTAACTCTTGGAAAATATGTGTTTATTAATCAAGATTACACTGACAAGAAAGCAGTTATAAAACATGAATGTGGTCATGTAAAACAGAGTAAGATACTTGGTCCTTTATATTTATTAGTTATTGGTATTCCCTCTATACTACATGCCTGGCTTAATAATTATATTGGATGTTGTTGGAAGAATGGAAAATACAATTATTATCATTTTTATACTGAAAAATGGGCTAATAAGTTGATGGGTATTGAATCTTGAATTAAGATTCAACCCATTATCTTAATTCACTTCTGGAGTATTTTCGTACTATCTTGAAAATAATTAGTGAAAGATTTGCATATCTCAAATATTTGACTTATCTTTGCATCATGATTAGAAGATAAGAACATTGTTCCATAGTATAATGGTTATTACACCTGATTTTGGCTCAAGTAATGTAGGTTCAATTCCTGCTGGAACAACAATAAATGCCCTCTTAGTATAATGGATAATGCAAGGGTCTTCTAAGCCTTTAATGGGAGTTCGATTCTCTCAGGGGGTACTTTTGAAGGTGGAATTTTTTTTTTGTTTCATGATTTTTAAAGATTAGATTATCTGGTCTGTGAAGATAGGATAGTTAGAATAGTCTATGAAGTGTAATGGTTTTGCATGCCTTCCTGTCAAGAAGGTGGATAGGGTTCAATTCCCTCATAGACTGCCCTGAACTAAGTCCTATCTCAAAGAGTTGAGTAGGCAAATGGAGAGATAACTCAGTGGGACTGGGACTTGTCTTGAAAACAAAGTGGTCATTTATTTGACTGGGGGTCGGGACCTCATTTCTCCGCATTATGGTACAGATATTTAGAAAACAAGGTTGGTGTCTCAACCCTAATGATAAGATAGTGAATGCTATCTTGAAAAGATGTGAGATTAATAATGGTGAGTGTCCCTGTCATAATACAGGAGAGGATAAGAAATGTCCATGTTCTGATTATAGAGAACATGATACTTGTCATTGTGGACTTTATTTGAAGCTGGAGGATTAACCCTAATGGTAAGGGAACTGTTTGCTAAACAGTGAGTAGTCTGAAAGGATGTATAGGTTCAAATCCTATATCCTCCGCAATATAGAGTAGTTGGGTAATTGGTCAACCCCCTGCATTTGGGATGCAGAAATTGGAAGTTCGAGTCTTCTCTACTCTACAAATGGGTCATGTAGTGTAATTGGCTAACACATCACATTTGCACTGTGAAGTTGGGGTTCAAGTCCCATCTAACACCCCAATATACTGGCATATCCCCTCTGTCTTATACACAGTAGAAAGGGTAATAGGTTGCATGTGGGTTCAAGCCCCTCTGCCAGTACAAATAGGATAGTGATAAATAATAGTGGAATTGGAATACCAAGGGTTCTATAAAAGATGACTACAGGTGAAAGTATCTGTGTGTAGGTTCGACTCCTACCTATCCTATTATCTTGGAGTACCTGAGTGGTCTAAGGGCACAGACTGCAAATCTGATGATTCGTGGGTTCAAATCCCACCTCCAAGTCTATGTGTTATATAGATAAACTCATAAAGAATAATACAGGAGTTTCTTCAAAGAACTTCTTCTTAGTGGCAGTTACCTTAATAGGTTTAATCCTACTATTAGTTCCTGCTGTACTTCTTATAATAGAAGTATGTTATAATCATACTATAATTAATGAGGAAAGTAGGTAACATCTACATGAGGATTATTAGTAACAGTGTTATGATACCTACAGGAACTATTCCAATTAGGAATTAGTTCCTTTGATGTTGGAGTGAGTAATAAATATATATGGGAGTACTGCTCAGATGGTGGATGGGCACAGGTCTGTAAAACCTGCACATAAGAAACTCAGTAAGTTCGACTCTTACTACTCCCACTTATTAATGGAAACTTAGCAAAGGTGGTCTATGCGAGGGACTGAAAATCCTTAGATAATGGTTCAACTCCATTAGTTTCCACAGCTTAATGCCCCTTTGGTGGAATTTGGTAGACACTCTGGATTTAGGCTCCAGTGCGAAGTAATAGTAGTGTAAGAGTTCGAGTCTCTTAGGGGGTACAAAAAAAAATATGCAGATTTGCTTGCATATATAAATTATAATACATATCTTTGTAACATCAAATTAAAACAACATGATAGATACATTTGGAGATAATCTATTAGAAGGTTTTGAATATGAATCTCCTTCACATGAAGGAAATCAATTTAAAGACTTTCTATGTGTACTTGAAGGATTCAAGACTAAGTTTAAGAATCTTCATTGGTCAGCATATAGTAATTCAATCCATGTAAGAATTGATGAACTTATTGATGAAATATCTGATTATCAAGATATTCTTGCAGAAGAAGTTCAAGGTATTCAAGGACAGCTTGAACCAAACTTCCTTAAGGGAACTAACTTTGATTTCACTTGTCCTCACGAAGCAATAAATAACTTGATAAGTAGAACAGATACATTCTATTCTAAGTTACCTCAAACATCTGATTATGCAGGAGTTAGGAGTGAATGTGAAGCCTTTATTACTCAGTTACACAAGTTGAAGTACTTATTCAATCTATGTAAGAAGGGTTATATGGGAGATTAAAGATGCCCCTGTGGTGAAATTAGGTTAGACACAAAGGACTTAAAATCCTTCGGGCTTGCCCATACAGGTTCAACTCCTGTCAGGGGTACAATGCTTCCTTAGTATAATGGTTATTATTCTTGCCTTGTAACCAAGAGATAAGTGTTCGATTCACTTAGGAAGCTCAACAAGTTACTAAAAGCTGTTATTCATACAGTGAGAGAGTAACACCTTATGCTACTATGAATACCTTTGTGGTGTAGATGATAAGGGGTTCCAGATAAGCATAGACTGGAAAAGGGAAGTACCAATAGCAAATCTTCTCAAATGCAGGTATAGCACAATGGTTAGTGTGAGAGCCTTCCAAGCTCAGGATGAGAGTTCGATTCTCTCTATCTGCTCTTGCAAGTTGGTGAAAATAGAAATCACATTAGGCTCATAACCTAAAGTTCCTGTGCAAGTCAGGGCTTGCCCCCAATTAAACTAAGAAATATGAAAGAGGAGAAGACATTAATCACTTGTATTATAGGCTCTACAGTTAGAGAAGTAATCAAGCAAGCTCAAGAGCTTGAAATTAGAAGAGAAGATATAGTAAGTATGTTTCCTTTAGGAGGGCAGATTTACTTAGTATTTTATGAGTAAAAACAACTGGTATTATGGAAGAGAAGAAGACAAAAGAACCTCAGTACAATGAACCTAAGATGATGTTACAGCTTGCTGTTTATAGTGCTGTTGGTAAATATAAAAGTATTAGAAGGGCTATTAGAAAAGGTCATGTAACATCTTGGGGAGAGGAAGTCCCAAAGAGACCTTTCAATAATAGAAAGAGGACCCTTGGTAGGGAGTTACAGATTACTAAAGAGAAAATTTATGGAGAACTTAAGTATAGAAACCAAGCCAGTTGAGCTTGAGACTCCCAAGGAAGAATATAATAATATACCTGTTGTATATTGTAAGCATTGTCTATCATTAGCAATAAGAAACTCAGATGGCATAGATTACTGTGACAAATGTGGTGGAACTGAGACTGGTGAGGCACACATACATGAATGGGAGAAAATGTATGCAAGTAAGTATGGTGGAAATTATGTAAACAGATAATAAAGATGGAAGAGAAGAATAACATGAAAGTTGTAAAGGGAGGCAAAGACACTCCAGAAGTGAGAAAGCTAAGTTATGAAGAACTGGAGAATACTGCACATCAGTTGTCTGAACAAAGTAGACAGTTATATATGCAGAATCAGAAGTTAAGTAAGGCTTTACAAGAAGCTAATCTTGCTAACTTCTATGAAAGATTGAAGTGGCTATGGACAGTAATTACCTCTACTACACCTTATATCTCAGAAGAGTTCAAGCAGAAGTGTGGTGCAGAATTTGAAGTACTAATGACTCAACCTGAACAAGAACCTGAGGAAGAAGTAAAGGAAGGAGAATAAACTATGGCTAAGCAAGTGGATTCAATAGTTAGGATTCCTTGCAAGGTAGATGGTAAGTTCTTTAGATATTGGTTCGAGTTTCTCACCCCATTCCATAATCTCACTGAAAGAGAGATGGATGTCATAACATCCTTTGTGAAGCAAAGATATGAGCTTAGTAAGGTTATAAAGGATAATGAGATACTTGATAAGGTTACTATGAGTGAAGATACTAAGAAGAAAGTAAGGGAAGAGTGTGATATATCTCTTCCTCACTTTCAGGTCATCATGGGTAAGTTAAGAAAGAATAAAGTCATCATTGATGGGAAGATAAACCCAAGATACATTCCATCAGTAGATGAGGAGAATGGTTCATTCAAGATGATGTTATTATTTGATTTCTCATGATATACTCAGAAGCAATAAAACAGGTATCCATAGAACTTGGATTACCACCACAAGTGGTGAAGGAAGCCTATGAGTCCTATTGGACTTTTATTAGGAATAACATCAAAGCCTTGCCTCTAAAGGAAGACCTAAGCAAAGAGGAGTTTGATAAGTTGAGAACCAATTTCAATGTCCCATCATTAGGTAAATTATCCTGTACCTATGATAGGTTTATAGGAATCAAGAAAAGATTAAAATATTTAAATAAGCTAAAAGATGATTACAACAATAAAGAAGGTGAAGCCCATGTTCAATAACATGGTAGTCACTTTAAATAAATATCCTGCTGACCTAAAGACTACTGGTGGTATTATAGATAGTACCAGAGCTGGTTCAGTAAAAGAATATCAGACAGTAGTAGCTGTTGGACCGATGGTTAGGGGTATTGAAGTAGGAGATATAGTATATATCAATCCAAAAAGATATGCAGTAATGCAACATAAACCTGGCTCATTGCAAGATGGTGTTATTAAAGATAATCCTGTAGTAGGATATAAGTTTGACATCATAGAGATTGATGGAGTTGAACACATGATGATTCAAGATGGAGATATAAAATTTGTAGCAGAGATTGAGGAATTTGAAGAAAATCCTACTATTGTTACAGGACCACAACTTATAGTATAAATATAAGCCTGAGCCTATCAAAGGCTTGGGCTTTTTTAGTTTTAAGCAGTATGAGATTATTTAAAAGAGATGGCTATAATCTGATTATATCTGATGAAGCCTATGCTTTAAAGGCATTCAGACAGATATGGAATAGAGATAAATCTCTCTCAAAGGAGAGAGCTATTACAGAGCTTGGATATTGTTACTTTATGGAGGACTCCAGAAGTGATTACAAGTATATAATAGATGAGCAGGAGAGGAAAGAAGCTATTAAGCAGGGTGAAGGTATGAAAGATAACTGGGAACCTGATACTACTGTGAAAGAAGCTCAAGCACTATATGCAAGTTTTAAGACCACTTCTGAGCTATTACTTGATGATACAAGAATGCTTGTTGATAAGTATAGAATGAAGTTAAGGAGTATGGACTTAACTGAACTTGATATAAAAGAGACTAAGGAATTAGGTGCTATTATTAAACTTATACCATCAATGGTTAAGGACTTAGATGAAGCTGAAAGAGCTATTGCTAAGGAATTATCACAGAATGATAAGGTAAGAGGAGCACAAGAAAAAGCAATATATGAGGACCTCTAACCCATTGTATATTAGGTATTTATGGATAATAAATTTATAGTGTACTCCCATGTAAATAAGATAACCAATGTTACTTATGTTGGAATTACTAAGAGAAAACCAGAACTCAGATGGGCTAATGGTTTTGGATATAAGACCAATCCTTATTTTTGGAGAGCTATAGTAAAGTATGGGTGGGATGGATTTACTCACAATATATTACATTCCAACCTCTCAAAAGAAGAAGCTCTTAGTATAGAAGAGGGTCTTATATCCCATTATAAGAGTCTTAATCTCTCTTATAATATTTCTGATGGAAATGATTATGTAGGAGGTTTAAAGAGAAGACCTATAAAGGTTTACACACTTAATGGGGAGTTGATTAGTATTTGTGAATCAATTCATGAAGCCTCTATAAAGTTTAATGTGTCTGAATCTGGAATATACTATTGTGCTTCTTTATTTGGGGGTACTACTAAATGGAAAGGTTATATCTTTTTATTTGAAGATGATAATATAGAGGACAGATTAGATTACATTTTAAGGTTTCATAGGAAGGCTTCAAATAGGAGAAGCATTATCATGAAGTCTCTTGATGGAAGCATCACCAAAGAATTTGAGTCACTAACAGAAGCAGCATGTTATATAAATGCAAAATCAGTAGGAAATATAACTGAGTGCTGTAAAGGAAATAAGAAATCCTATTTAGGATATACATTTAATTATAAATAGTTATGGAAATAAATGATATAATAGAAGGACTTAATGTATATTATGAAGGCTTTCCTAATAGAAGAAAGGGATACTTTGTATTACATAAAATAGTGGATACTAACCCTGTAGTTAAGTCACAGAAGACTTATAGAATGCAAGTATGGTTTGTAAGTAAGAGTGAAAAGATACCTGCATTTGGTACTCAATACTCTAATAGAATTGTTACTGATGCAGAAGAAACTAAAGCTCTTTCCCTCCTAACCACTTCTATTACTAAATCTCTTCTGGAGTATATTAATAAGCAAGATTTTAAGGAGTTATGCAATATTTAGAAATGAACAAGTATCAGACTGAGCTTACTGAGGAACTAATGAATACCCTTCCTCAGGAGGTTCAGGAACAGTTACTTGAGACTCTTACTACAGTAGAGTTTGTCAAGAGACTTATATCTCCTAACAGACCTTATGCAAGAGATTTACCAAGAGATGAAAAGGGTAGGATTATAGTAGATATTACTAATCCACATATCATTGAGGATGCTGATTATTTCAGACAACCAGCTCTACATTTCTTAAAATATGGGTGTTATACATTCTTGAAACCTAACAGTAATCCTAACTCTGAGTTCAGAAGACACTGGGATGAAGAAAAGAGAAGATGCTATGAAGGTTATGTAAGAGAATCAGATGGAGAATGGGTTACAGGCTTTAACTATTGGTTTATGAACTATTGTCCTATGATGGTTAATAAGCTGATAGAAGGAAGAAAGAAGGCTATTAGAACTGAGGCTTTTCCTTTCTTCTTTGAGGGTATATACTGGAGATTCCATTATCTATGGCAAGCAAGAGAGGGTGGTAAACATGCTATTGAATTAGCAAAGAGAGGATGTGCCAAGTCTTATAGCTTAGCAGCAATTATGAGCCATAATCTTATACTTGGAGAGAGTGAGGAATCAAATAGAAGGGTTATTACAGTACTTACAGCTTATCAAAAGGAATATCTGAAAGATGATAAGGATGGTACTTTGTCTAAGTTCAAGCCTTCAATTAACTTTAGCTTTGCTAATACTCCTTTCCCACATCTTATGTTAAAGAACTCTCCCAATGAGATGTCTTGGCAAATGGGTTATAAGGATGAATATGGTGTAGAGAAAGGTTCTCTGAATCAAGTACTTGCTGTATCTGCAAAGGATGATAGTGAGAAGCTGAGAGGTAAGAGAGGTTGGATTCTATTTGAGGAAATGGGTTCTTTCAAAGGACTACTATCTCTTTATGATATTACCAGAAAGTCTGTAGAGGATGGTGACTATACTTTTGCTACTATGTACCTTGTAGGTACTGCTGCTGAGAGTGAGTCTGACTTTAGTTCAGCTAAGACTTTGCTTTATAATCCAGATGGTTATAATATATTGTCTATAGATAATGTATTTGACAGACCTAAGCAAGGTAAACCTAAGTTTGGTTTCTTCTTTCCCTCCTATATTAATAGGGCAGGATGTTATAATAAGGATGGTGTATCAGATGTGGTTAAGGCTTTAATTGAGATTCTTATTGCAAGATATAAGGCTAAATATAGTGCTGACCCTAAATCAGTATTAAGAGTAATTGCTGAGGACCCTATTACACCAGCAGAAGCTATTATTAAGGTTAAGGCAGCATACTTCCCTATTACTGCTCTTACAGAAAGATTAAGTCAATTAGACCAAGATATATATGCTTATGATGATGTGTATGTAGGTAAGTTGGTACAGAATAGTAATGGAGTAGAATTTACACCAACCAGTGATGTACCTATCAGAAAGTTTGGTGTAGAGAATAATACTCCGGGTGCTATTGAAATCTTTGAAATGCCAGAGAAAGATAGAAATGGAAAGGTTCCCCACACAAGATATATTATTGGTCATGACCCTGTAGATAATGACCAAGCTGAATCTTCCTCCCTTTCTTCTACCTTTGTTCTTGACTTATGGACTGATAAGATTGTAGCTGAGTACACTGGTAGACAGTCATTTGCAGATGATAACTTTGAGATAGTAAGATTACTGTGTTTGTTCTATAATGCAAAATGTCTGTATGAATCAAATAAGAAGGGTATATTTGCTTACTTTAGTAAGATGAATTGTACTCACTTACTGGCTGATACTCCTGAGTTCTTAAGAGACAAACAGTTGATTAAGTATAGTTCATTTGGTTCTAATGCTAAGGGTGTAAATGCCTCAGCAGCTATCAATGCTTATGCTAATAATCTTATAAGAGACTGGCTGATGAAGCCTGTTACTGTTATACAGAATATTGATGGAGAGGATGTAGAAGTAACTGTCTATAACCTTAACTTCTTAAGAAACAGAGCATTAATTGAAGAGTTAATTGCATTTAACCCAGAGATAAATGTGGATAGAATTAGGGCATTAGGTATGGTTATGTTATATAGAGAGGAGAAGATGGTCCTATATCAAGGAAACCCTTCAAGAGACTCAGAAGAAGTACCAAAGGATTATTTAGGGAATGATAAGTTCTTTGCTGAGAATTACAGGGTAGTACAAGCCCCTTTCCAGAAACCCAGTAAATTTAGTACAGAAGATGCAATTAGATAAACAAATCACTTATGTGCTTGACTAAATGGACTTTTTTACTTACTTTTGCAGCATGGAAGAAAGAAAGTATATAGTATATATTCATAAGAATAAAATAAATGGAGAAGTATATGTGGGTATAACCCACTATACTAATCCTGAGAAAAGATGGAGCTATGGTTATAAAGGCAATCCATACTTTCAGTCAGCTATAAATAAGTATAACTGGAACAACTTTGAGCATATAATCCTATTTAGAAATATTAGTAAAGAGTTAGCCTGTAGAGAGGAGCAACTACTAATCAATAGATATAAAAAGAGAGGGATATGTTATAATATAGCTAATGGAGGAGAAGGTTCAGAAGCAATGTCTGAAGAAATCAGAGAGAAACTAAGGAAGTATAAAGGTCCTTTAGCTTCTCAGTATGGGAAGAAACATTCTCCTGAAAGAATAAAACAGCAAAGAGAAATAGCTATAAACCTTTGGAAAACCCAGAGGGAGAAGAGGTTAAAAGAATTATTAAAGTATGGATTTAAGTCAGGAACTTCTCATCCAAATTATGGTAAAACCCTATCTCAGGATATAATAGAAAAGATAAGGATAAGTTTATCTAAACCTGTGTTGATGATAGATAAAAATACAAATGAGATACTTAAAGAATTTAATTCAACTACAGAAGCAGAAACATTTTTAAATGCAAAAGGTCACCATGTTAGCTGCTGCTGTAATCATAAAAGAAAGACAGCTTATGGCTACAAATGGAGATATAAAGAAAGGAGGGAATAATGGATGATTTAAATTTCCCAAGGCAAATGTTGCCTTTTAGCAAAAAAACAAAGGAATGGAGAAAGAGGTGTGTTACTTGGGCTTCACAGAAAACCTTTTTTAATTACAGCCTTGTAAGAAAATCTGTTATTCATAAAAAAATAAATTATGATTTATTAAATGGAAGACTCCATATGAGTGATATGGAGTTAATATTAAATCCTGACAATATAAAAGCTGCCTATATACCAGACAGAATTTCCCACTTCCCAATAATGAACAGTAAATTAAATGTACTTAGAGGTGAGGAAAGTAAGAGAGTATTTGATTTTAAGGTTGTAGTAACTAACCCAAATGCTATCTCAGAAATAGAGGATAATAAGAAGAATGAGCTATTACAAAGGCTTCAAGAAATGATAACTGACACCTCAATATCTGAGGATGAGTATAATATCAAACTTGAAAAACTAAATGACTATTATACATATGAATGGCAGGATATAAGAGAGGTAAGAGCAAATGAATTGCTTAACCATTATATCAAGGAATATGATATTCCTCTTATATTCAATAATGGTTTCATGGATGCAATGACTGTAGGTGAGGAAATCTATCAATGTGATATTGTAGGTGGAGAACCAGTCATTGAGAGAGTGAATCCATTGAAGATTAGGATATTCAAGTCTGGGTACAGTAATAAGGTGGAAGATGCTGATATGATAATCCTTGAGGATTATTGGTCTCCGGGTAGAGTAATAGATACATATTATGATGTATTATCTCCAAAGGACATAAAGTATATTGAAACTATGCCTGATTACATAGGTCAGGGAGCTGTTGACCAGATGGATAATATTGATGAAAGATATGGATTTGTTAATCAGAATATGATTGGTGATGAAATAACTGTCAGAGATGGAACCTATTTCTTTGACCCAGCTAATCTATTTACAGAAGGTATTGCAAATTCACTCCTTCCTTATGACTTGGCAGGTAATCTTAGAGTGCTGAGATTATACTGGAAATCAAAGAGGAAGATACTTAAGGTTAAATCTTATGACCCTGAAACTGGTGAGGAAGAATGGAACTTCTACCCTGAGAATTATGTAGTAAATAAGGAAGCAGGAGAAGAAGTACAATCATTCTGGGTTAATGAAGCATGGGAAGGAACCATGATTGGCAATGAAATATTTGTCAATATGAGACCAAGATTGATTCAATATAACAGGTTGAATAATCCTTCAAGATGTCACTTTGGTATTGTAGGTTCAATCTATAATCTGAATGACAGCAGACCTTTCAGTTTAGTAGATATGATGAAGCCATATAACTATTTGTATGATGCTATTCATGATAGACTGAATAAGGCTATTGCTTCAAACTGGGGTTCTATCTTAGAGCTTGACTTATCTAAAGTTCCTAAAGGATGGGATGTTGGTAAGTGGATGTACTATGCGAGAGTAAACCACATTGCAGTTATAGATAGTTTCAAGGAAGGTACTATAGGAGCCTCTACAGGTAAGCTGGCAGGTGCTCTTAATAATGCTGGAAAGGGAATGATTGAGACTAATATAGGTAACTATATTCAGCAACAGATTAACCTTCTTGAGTTTATTAAGATGGAAATGGCTGAGGTTGCAGGTATATCTAAGCAAAGAGAGGGTCAGGTTTCATCAAGGGAAACTGTAGGTGGAGTTGAGAGGGCTACTCTTCAATCAAGTCATATTACTGAGTGGTTATTTACTATTCATGATGATGTTAAGAAGAGAGCTTTAGAGTGCTTCTTAGAGACTGCAAAGGTAGCTTTGAAGGGAAGAAACAAGAAGTTCCAGTATATATTATCAGATACATCTACAAGAGTAATGGAGATTGATGGTGATGAATTTGCTGAGGCTGATTATGGTTTAGTTGTAGATAATAGTAATGGAACTCAAGAGCTTCAACAGAAGTTAGATACTTTGGCTCAGGCTGCATTACAGACTCAAACTTTATCATTCTCTACTATCACTAAGCTCTATACATCTTCAAGTTTAGCTGAAAAGCAAAGACTAATTGAGAAAGATGAAAAACAGATTAGAGAAAGACAAGCACAGGCTCAAAAGGAACAACTTGAAGCTCAACAGCAAATAGCTGCTATGCAGCAACAACAGAAAGAGGCAGAACTTCTCCAGAAGGAAGAAGCTAATATAAGGGATAACTCCACTAAGCTTCAAATAGCCATGCTGACAAAGGATGGAGATATTGATGATGGAATTAATGTAGAATATTCTCAAGAGGCTAAAGATAAGCTTCTTGAACAGATAAGAGAGTTTGATGAAAAACTTAAACTTGATAGGGATAAGTTAAATCTTGAGAAAAGAAAAGCTGAAACTGATGCAAGTATAAAGAGACAAGCTCTAAGAAAAAGAAGTAGTACAACTAATAAATAAAAGATATGAAGACAATAAGAACTTTAAAAATAAGCCCTAATGCTCCTGATACTAACTCAGTATGGCTGTATAAAGGTACAATGAAGTACTTTAACAATGGGGAATGGGAGACTGTAGGAGGTGATTCAGAACCTTATGTACTCCCTAAGGCTACTACCAGTGAAATAGGTGGTGTAAAACAAGCTACTAATGTAGGTGATTTGGCTACTGGAGCTGAACTTGAAACAGTGGTTACTAAGGTAAATGCAATTCTGTCTGCATTAAAGGTGGCAGATATAATGGTTGAAGATGCAAACTAATATACTATGTTTTTTACACAAGAAGATTATAGAAAAATAGAGAAGTGGCTATTAGCAAACAGTGTTAAAGATACTGAGTTTGCTGGAGCTTCTCTACCTCTTAAAGGTAATGAGACAGTAGCATTTGTACAAGATGGTAAGAATGTTAATGTATTCTTAAAGGATTTGATAGAACAAATCTTTCTATTAGGAGTATCAGACTTTCTTAATGTTACAGATAAGTATGGTGAATCAAGAATTAGCCTTACTCAAGCTATTCAACTAATACCTTATAAGAGTAGAAAGATTGGTCAAGTTATTACCTTTCTTGATGAAGATGGAGAATGGAAACTATTTCAATTTCAAGGAGAAAGGGTGAATCAATGGAATAATGCAACTTTATGGGTTGATTTAATTAAGAGAATACAAGGTATATCTATTATAGATAGTGAAGATATAACAGCTACTGTAGATAACTTGAATCAAACTTCCTTAACATTTGCAGATAAGAACTATAATACTACTGACTATTCAGGTTTAGGTAGAGTGTATCTTAGAAAGAATATACAAAGGGTTCAGAATCCAAATACAGGTATATTCTATAATACTAATTTGCTTACTCAGCAAATGATAAGTAAAGAGAATACTATTTATATTATACAGTATGACTATAACTTAAACAAACAAACCATTATTATTCCTAATAACTCAGTTTTAGTGTTTGAAGGAGGTTCTATATCAAATGGTACTATAACAGGGACTAACACTGATATAGTGTCAATAGATAATAATAAAATAATCTTTGGAGAGGATACTGTTATTACTGGTATATGGAGTGTATTAGAAATTTATGATTCGTGGTTCTATAGTGGAGAAGATGATACATTAGGCATAAAATCTTTATTTGCTTTATGTAATGATACTGTAATAAATAATGTATTTATAAATCTTAATCACAAAGTATCAGTAACTACTAATAATGGTGATGTAATTAATGTACCAAGTAATACCACAATTTTTATTGAGGGTACTATAGAATTATTACCTAATAATTTCCCAAGATACAATATTATTAAAATTCAAGATAAAAATAATATTGTAATAAGTGGAAATGGGAAAATAGTAGGGGATGTAAGAAATCATATTGGTGTAGATGGAGAATGGGGGATGGGGATTAACATTTTAAATTCCACTGATATTAGAATTAGTAAAATAAAAATAGATGAGTGCTGGGGAGATGGAATTTATATAGGACAACATAATGCAGAAAGTGTATTACCCAAGTATATTTATATAGATGATATAGTAATGTCTAATAATAGAAGGCAGGGAATAAGTGTTATCTCAGCAGCCTACTTATTTATAAGTAATTCCCATTTATATAGAACTGGTCAAATTAGCACTACCTCTCCTTCTGCTGGTATAGACATAGAACCTAATGACATTTCTTTTCAAAGAGTTAAAGAAATTTATATAGATAGTTGTGTGTTTGAGGGAAATATAGGAGGTGGAATTCTATTTCATAACCTTCCAGAGAATGCTACAGTATATGTAAATAACTGCAAGTTTATTAAAAATAATATAAGATTTGGTAATTGTAATGGGGTATCTATAAATTCATGTAATGTAGACACTATTAACTTAGTTAATAATACATCCCAGCAGAACATAATAATGAACTCCTGTGTATTTAACACATTAAAGGAAACTGATTCTAATAAATATAAACCTTCCTTTATATTTAATAGGTGCTTATTTAACTTCCCTTTAAGCTATCATAGTTCAAGAAACATCTCAATTCCAGATAATTCTTGCATGAAAGTAACTTTACCTGAAAATGCTGCTGCTCTATTAGAAGTGGTTTTTGTGGGTAATTATAATATCAAGAATATGAATGTTATAAATAGGACTCTTTTTAATATAAATGAAAATTCTTCTTATATTGAGGCAAGAAGGGTAAGGACAAGTTTATTTAGGACAGATTCTACCACTTACTCTTACCAAAGAGTAGACCAGACTATACTATTTAGTAACCCAATCATAGACTCAAGCAAAAGGCAAGTACATTTTTATATAAAAAATGCCTCAAGTGCTAACTATAGATTTTCTGGAACTTTGTCAATAAAAGCTATTATTAAATATAAGAGTAGTTATGATTTAAACTGGAATAACATCAAGTTGGAAACTGTGCCAGTAGAGCAGGTAACAGATAATCCTGTATATGACCTTATTACAGATGGGACAATTGCAGGAAGTACTGAGGATTTCAGTAAATTTGCTTTCTCCAGAGGAGAACTTATGTTTGATACTACTATAGAAAGAAACATATATTCTAATGGAGTAACTCTAATTAATGAAGATGGCACACTATTAGATAAGGTAACAATAATCTAAACTAACTAAAGTAGTATTTGACATATAAGTCAAGTACTACTTTTACTTGCATATATGAGAACTTTTACTTATATTTGCAAGCAATAAAACAATATAAAAATATGGCTTTAAATATAACAATAAATAAGGTAAGTGTAGCAGCATCTTTTGCTGCTGGAGCTACAGTAGCAACTGCTGTTGCATCTGGAGGAACTACTCCTTATGTATATAGTTTAGCTACAGGTGGAGATAAGTTTGCTATTAATAGTTCTACAGGAGTAGTTACTACTATTGCAGCTATGGATATAAACAATATTGCCTCCTTTAGTGTAACTGCTACAGATAGTACTACTGGAACTGCTCTTACTGGAACCTCAAGTGTAACTTATCCTCCTATTCAATCTGCAATTCAGAATAGGTTTAATAAACCTAATACAATATATAAAGTTACAAAAGATATTACTTTAAGTGGAGGTACTCTTACTATACCAGCAGGATGTACTCTGGACTTTCAGGGAGGGTCATTTAGTAATGGCACCATAGATGGGAATTTTTGTAATATAAAAGGTAATTATAATATATTTAGAGATAATCTAAAAATAAAAAATATTAGAAATATCAATGTCTTGTGGGCAAGCATATCTCCTTTAAAAAAGGATAATAGTCCTGCACTTCAAACTTTATTAAATAGCATACAAGCACCTGATAATGATACAGATATTAATGGAATATCTTTATATTTCAATGCTGGTGTATACAAATTTAAAACAACAATTACTATCCCATATTCTTATTCAGGCATGTATATTGGTACTATAGCCAAAGGTAATAATGGAGCTACACAGTTAGTATTTGAGGGGAAAGAAACAGGTACTTTCTTTTTAATTAAGGCTCAAGGTACTAAAATTGAAAATATTAGATTCCAAGGTACTGGTAATAATAGGAGTACTAATACTGGGTGTACTATTTTAGATTTTAAAAGAAATCCTACCCCAAATGAAAATATAGATAACTATAATGATACAGAGCCTGATATTAAATTTTGCACATTTGTCTCTGCTCATACTTGCATAAATTTAACTGGAAGACAGTCTCATATAAAGAATAACCTATTTTCTATGTTTTTAGTTGGTATAAATATAGAAAGTCTTAATTTAACTGGTATTGGGGGAGGGGCTGTCAGGAGCCATCAAATACATGAGAATCAATTTCATGCCTCTAATCCAGGTAATGACTTTAAAGAAGTGGACGGTTGTATAGTAAATAAATCCGAAGGATGTTGGTTTGATATTAGAAATAATTATAACGATTCCATGAATTTATTATATAATGGGTACTTGAAACAAAGTATTATCTCAGGTAATTATACCCCTACTTCTATAAATAATTATTCTTTTTATTTAAAAGATGTATACCACTCAGTCATTGAAAATAACCACTTTATATATAATAATAATTATGTAGAAGGGGGTCAAACTTATTTTGCTTCAACTCTGGGTATGGTTATTGATGGTTACTGTGAACATTCAAGGATACTGAATAATACATTTTATAGATGTGGTAAAAGTGCCATATCATGTACTGATAATATATCCTCATTTAATGATAATGAAATTAGGGGTAATAAATTTTTTAGAATAGGAAATTCTTCCGAAGAAACCCCAGTAGTTATTGATTTAAGGCTATATAAGCCGATATTCAATAATGTCATTACTGATAATATGTATACAAAAGATGATATTGATGGGGAATTTATTTTGATATACTCAACCTATAGTCAAGAGTCAAATGTAGTTAGAAATAACTATGGTTCTGACAGGTCTGTATTTGGAAGTACTGTAAATACACCTACAGGATTAGTTAAAAATACTGGAGGTGTACCTTCTCCAGAAGCTGGAGTACAGTATTATAATAGGGATTGGGATGTACCTTTATTTTGGGATGGTACTATATTTAGAAATGCTTTAGGTTATATTGCAGGACCACTTAAAGGTACCACAGCCCAAAGACCTGCACTCACAGATAGTAGTAAATGTATAGGATATATATACTATGATACCACTATTAATAAGCCAATTTGGTGGACTGGTGATAAATGGATAGATGCAACAGGTACTCCAGTTTAAAAAATAAACTAATATGAAAGATATACAACAACTAATTAAAAAGAATAGTCAAGAGGGAAGATATGAAGACATCTTCCCTAAGACTTTTATTGATGCAGTCTTAGATAAGGAAAGTGGAGTAACATTGACAGATATACTTGCAATGTTTAATATGCTATTCTTATCTTATAATGGCAGTAGAAGTCAAACAAGGCTACAAGTTCCTTCCAGCCTTAGAAGAGAAGGTCTATGGATTACTTATGTACTATATGATAAGACAGTAGTTACTGAATGGTATAATGCAGAAGCTATTGATGATACTACCTTTGGAGATAGTGCAAACTGGAGAGATGGTAGTAATGCACTTGTAGGTGATATATCTATATCCTCAGATGGGTATTGGTTAATCAATGGAGAAGTTACTAACATTAAAGCACAGGGAGAAGCTGGTATTACTCCTATTCTTAGGGTAGGGTCTAATAACCACTTACAAGTTTCATATACTAATGGTAGTAGCTATGTAGATGTATCCTCTAATCCTGTGTTTACTCAGTTTAGAGTAAGTAATAACAAGTTACAGCAATCTACAGACTTAGGTGAATCTTGGAGTAATATTTCAGAAGAGTTAGCTTATAAATTTAGAGAGTCTGGTAATAAGATTCAAATGTCAAAAGACCTTGGTAGTACTTGGCAAGATGTATCAGACTATATTGCAGCATGGTTTAGATTTACAGGAACTACTGGTAGCAGCCAAGCTGATAATGTTGGTAAGATACAGATTAGTAGAGATAATGGTGCTACATGGTCTGATTTAAGTGGAGAATTTACTAACAGTTTACATATTAAAGGGTATGTAGCTACTGTAGGTACTCTTCCTTCTACTGCTGTTCAAGGTGATATTTATGGTGTTGGTCCTACTTATGACCCAAGTGATACTGAACATACTAATCCTATCTATCAATTATATGTTAAAAACAGTACTGGATGGGTTAATAATGGTAGGTTTACATCTATCTCTGCTGGTGTAGTACAAGAAACAGGTAATAGTGAAACTGCTGTGATGAGTCAAAAAGCAGTATCTTGGAAATTCTTAGCAGACAAATCATTCTCTGGTAGGTGTAGTATTGACCCTAATATGCTGGTTTCTATTTCATCAGAAGGAAACTTTGCTGGATATACTAAAGCAAGTACTTATGATGCAGCTTGGTTTCAAGTGATGGAAGATAGCGGTACTATTAATGTAACTGGAGCTACTGTAAAGTTAATGGCTTGCTTTAACTCATTAGAACCTGTAAAAGAGTCTTTTATTAGTATTTTATATAATAATCGAGCAATTCCTGCTGGAACTAAACTTATTATTATAGACTTAGAAAAGGCTGCTAATGAAGGCAAGTATCCTGCCTATGTAGATTTAGTAGTTACTACTGATAGTACTGGAGCTACAAGAAAACAAGTTACAGAATTAACAAGCAAAGTTGAAAGTATTAATACTAATAAAGGAAATGATGTTCAGTCAATATCAGCAGAGGTTATTAGAAATAGTTGTATTAGACAATCTTTTATAACTAATATTGATTATACAAATATACACGTTGGATACTATAATACTGATACTAATAGTATTGTTAATAATCCTAATTATACCTCTTATGAGTATGATATGTCTAAATATAATAACAAAATATTACATTTCAAAACATACTCATCTGGTTCAATGTGGGGTATTATTTTCTTAGATGCTAATGGTGGCATTATTAGCAAACTATACCAATCATTTTCATCAGGTATTCCCGTAGCAAATGCAATTGATAATGATATCTTTATACCTTTTGGTTCTGTAAAAGCTTATGTAAACTTAGCAAATAATGCAGGTTATCCTGCATCTGTTTACTATGATTCTGGGGAAAGAACTTCATGTAAATATGATATAGTTCCAGTAAATCTTAAAGTAAGGGATTTAGCTACAAGAATAGGAGAACCAGTTGTAATGTTATCTCATTTGATTCAATTAAGTGGTACAGAGATAAGCCCTAATGGTAATATTCTTCCTTCTGATGGGCACCACTGGGACTTAGCTTTTTTAAAGTTGAATCCTGATAATATAGACCCAGTGAGGTTAGAATGTAACTATCCTGTATTTAGATGGTGCTGGTATAATAGTGATGAACTTAATTCAACAAACTATTTAGGAAGTAGCATAACTGGTATCCCTTTAGAAGGTGCTACTTACTGTGTACTTCTGTTTCAAAAAACAGAGATTGCTAATAAACAAGGTTATAATAATTTAAGGGTTTACAACCAAAAAGGCACTCTGATTGACCAAGAATTTGCATTAAGAAAATTAACATATACTCCTTTACCAAGAGTAGAGACTGTAAAAGGTAGTTGGATTAATTCCAGTGGGTCTGTAAGTGTGAATTCACATTTTGAATATGTAAAATTTAATATTCCTGATATTAATCAGGATTATGCTCTTACATCCAGTGTTGGTGGAAATACTTCCCTAAGTTTACTTAACTTCTATGATGCTGAGGATAACTTTTTAAATAGTATGTTCTATGTTAAAACTGTCCCAGGTGGTAAGGCTCAAGAGGAAAATGCTCCATTTAGATGTCCTGCTGGTACATCTTATGTGTTGGTTAATAGTGCATTAACTACTACAGAAGAATCTATTATGGTAAGCCAAATAAACTGGGGAGATTATTATAATCTACAGAATCTTGAAACTAACAATGATGGAAAATCAAAGTTGATGAAAGTTCATGTGTATGGTGTTACTACAGGAAATGGTACAGAATTGTTCTATGTAAGAACTAAGTATAATGATGCTAAAGATATTATTATGGCATATTATACAAATGGTAATGGACTCATCTCTCCAAGGGCAGCTTATGTAGGTGCTAATACTTTAACAGATGCTCAGATAATGACATCTACTTACTTGGTTTCAAGTCATAGTGATAGTACTGCTCCTTTATTTACAATGAAGGAATACTGGCACTTATTTGCACAACATGGTTATATAATCCCAACTTTAGCTAACTCAGTTAATATGACATCTGCTGATGTGGGTGCTTTATGGCAAGACCAATTAGGAAGACAATATAATATTGGTTCTGTAACTGCTTCTACTATTCAATTACTTCCTGTTGTAACAAGAGGGATTACAGAAGGAACAGATTCAAGAAGTTGGAAAGCCCCAACAGGACCAGCTATTACTTCACTAACTTATATTAGTGGAGGTGTAGTTACTACTCCTATCACTACTGTAACTTCATATAGTTCAACTCAATTAAGACCTATAATGAAGGTTCACAATAGAAAGATGTTAGCTGATGGAGTTAATCTTACTAAGGCTGGAGATTATTACTGTGATGAGTTCCAAGTATCAGAGAGTCAAATAGGCTATGACCCAGCTTGGGTAGATACGTGGTATCCTACTCCAGTTCTTGAAGGAGTTCCTGAAATGGCAAGATTTACATGGAGCTATAATTTTAAAGGTGCTACTTGTGGTGTAAATACTACCATAGATATTAGAAGAAAAGTTGAAGCAGCAAGCTATGGAGCTACGCAGCAACAAACTTTCTTTGATACTGGAGACTACAAGGCAATGTTCATTATCCCTAAAGCAGCCTCACAATCTGGGGTAGCATTAGATAAACCATTTAATTCTTCTTCAAGAGAGTCAATTGGTTATGGATTTTATAGAAATTCTACCTATTTGAAGAATGTAAATAAACCTATTGACAGGTTAATTGGTTATTTACATAATCCAACTACTAATGACTACTTGGTAGGTATGGCTGCTGGACTAAGTATAGTAAGTGGTGATACTGTTCCTGAAAAGAGAAATGCTAATATTGCCATTGTTCCTAATGATAATGATTACCACTCAAGATTGGGAAGTTTCTCCCCATCTAATACTAATAAATTTTATATAGCTGCTGTGAACTCTTATCCTTTCAAGGATGATAATTACAATTTCCCTAATACTTACTTTAAGGAGATTAATTATTATGTATCTTACTTTGACCCAGCAGAAAATGTAGGTCAAGTATATTGGTACAAAGATGGTAGCAATTATGTTATTTATGCACACTGCCAGTCTGAACAAGATAGGATAGCATTAAAACTTCCTTCATTTATGGAAGGATTGAATGTGGATATAGTTGAACAAACTGATGGGGCTACATTACTCTCAAGCACTATTCAAAATGGGCAATTATTTGTAAGTTATAATAACGAAGCTAACTATATTGTAGTTAAGACAAAGTAACTTGTTATATAAGTAAATCACTTATACTCTTGTATAAGTGATTTATTTTTTATATGTTTACACAATAATATAAGGGAAGAAGATATGAAGAAGTATATATTATTTATAATACTAATATTGATTGGAGCTATAGCTTATCTATCATATCAGAATAGGCAATTGACTACTAAGTATGAAACTTCCATTGAGAATGTTAAAGCCTATGATGCTCAATTGAGTGGACTTGAAGGTGATAATAGAGTATTAAAACTAACAGTTGAACAGCTTAATTACTTCAATGATTCAATCATTAAGAAGATGAAAGTGGTCCAGAAGGAATTAGGAATAAAGGATAAGAGATTACAACAGCTTCAATATGAAGCAAGTCATGCACAAAGAGCTGATACTATTATCCTAAAGGACACTCTGTTTAGAGACCCTCAGTTAAGGCTTGATACTATAGTGGGAGATAAGTGGTTTAAAACTAATCTTCATTTGGAATTCCCAAGTACTATAGCATTGAAACCTGAGATAGAGTTAGAAAGATATACATTCATAAATGGTAAAAGGGAGACTGTGAATCCACCAAAGAAGTTCTGGTTATTCAGATTATTTCAGAGGAAGCACATGGTAGTAGAAGTGAATGTAAGGGAGATGAATCCTTATGTTAAAAACAAAACTCAAAGATTTATACAAATAATTGAATAGTTATGATTGAAAGTGGAATACTTATTACAGCATTGATAGGTATTGTGACCACATTTACTTCGGGATTTACTGCATGGTTCTTTGCAAGAAAGAAGTATAATAGTGAGGTTGACAATAACCTAATAAATAACATGAAGGAATCATTGGATTTCTATAAGAAATTATCAGATGATAATAGAGAAAGACTTGATGAGGTCCTTAAGAGAAATGATAATCTTGAGGAGGAAATCAAAGAATTAAGGCAACAGGTGATGTCCTTAATGACAAGTATATGTACTGATTTATCTTGTCAGATAAGGAAGGGGAATTATGAGGATGTGATTAAAACTAAAAAGTAATTAATATGAAAAGAGTACTTAATCTTGGAAGTCTTTCAAGAATAGTTGAAGGAGACCCCTAATGAAGTTACAGTAAATGAAATCCTTGTTATTAAGGATGAAGCTACTGGTAAAATAAAAGATATTCAAATAAGAGGTACAGGAGGAGAAATGGAATCTTTACTTCTTAATCCTCCTATTAAATCATAAGATATGGAATTAACACTTAAAAGAATCTTTAAAGGACCTAAATACACCATTGGACATTTGTTCATAAACGGTGTTTATGAATGTGATACTCTTGAGCCTCCTTATATGGGGACTAAACAAACTGATAGTATTGAATTTATCAAAAGTACCAAAAAAGGTAATACTGCTATTCCTTCTGGAGTTTATAATATTAATATGGATATTATAAGTCCTAAATTTAAAGATAGGTCTTGGGCAAAGCCTTTTGGGGGAAAACTTCCTACAATAGAAGATGTTCCAGCCTTTGATAGAGTACTTATTCATGTAGGAAATAAAGCTTCACAGTATGGATTAAGTGATACTCAAGCTTGTATTTTAGTGGGAGAAAACAAAGTTAAAGGACAAGTAATTAGTAGTACTGCTTGCTTTACAGAGCTAATGACAGTACTTTTAAAAGCTAAATTAACTGGAGAGAAAATAACATTAAGTATAGAATAAGGTGGATTTTAGAGGGTATAGTTATTACTATACCCTTGTCTTTTAACAGTAAATAAGTAATTTATTTATTAGATTGCAATATTATTAATTACTATGTTGTAGAAGTCACAAATACCCTTTATCTTTGCAGAAGTTTAATAACTAAAGGAGTAGAAATATGATAGGAGAATTAAGTGAAGACCTCATTATGACAGGGGATGAAATAGATGTAGAGAATCTATTTTCTGATGATGGGGGTGAAGAAGAAACACAGGTAACTCCACCTGCCCCAAAGGAGAAAGAAGACAAAGAAAATGAAAAAACTACTGAGGAAGAAGAGATAAATCCTGATGATTTATTTGATAATCCAGAGAGCGTAGGTAGTGGAAAAGATAATCAAGAAGAAGAGGAAGATACCCAATCTGAAAAGGACAAAGGTACTTCTCCCAAAACTAACTTCTACTCTTCCATTGCCAGTGCCTTGAAAGAAGAAGGTATCTTCCCTGACCTTGATGATGATACATTAAATGGTATCAAGACTCCAGAAGATTTTGCAGAAGCAGTTGAAAAGACTGTTCAAGCAAGGTTAGATGAAAGACAAAAGAGAATTGATGCTGCATTACAAGCTGATGTAGAACCAGATGAAGTAAGAAGGTATGAACAAACCCTTGCTAATTTGGATGCAATCAAGGAGGAATATATAACTGATGAAACTGAAAAGGGTGAAAGATTGAGAAAGAACTTAATCTATCAAGACTTTAGGAACAGAGGTTATAGTGAAGCCAGAGCTAATAGAGAGGTTGAGAAATCTTTCAATGCTGGCACAGATATTGAAGATGCAAAAGAGGCATTGGAAAGTAATAGAGAGTACTTTAGCACTCAATATCAAGACCTAATCAAGGAAGCTCAAGAAGAGGCAAAAGAAAAACAAAGGAAAATTAAAGAAGAGGCTGCACAATTAAAGAAATCAATGCTTGAGGACAAGGAAGTATTTACAGGTATTACACTTGACAAGACTACAAGACAAAAAGCATTTGAGAATATTACTAAGCCTATCTTTAAAACAGAAGATGGAGAATATTTGACTGCCATTCAGAAATATGAAATGGATAATCCAGTTGAGTTCAGAAAGTATCTGTCTGTATTGTTCACTATGACTGATGGCTTCAAGAATATTGATGGTCTTGTAAAAGGTAAAGTAAAGAAAGAAGTCAAGCAAAGTCTTAGAGAATTAGAACATAAACTCAGTAGTACTGCAAGAAATTCATCAGGTAATCCAAGATATGTTGGAGGAGTTGAGGAAGATACTGAGTCTTATATTGGAAAGGGCTGGGACCTTGATGTCTAAAAACATATTTATTAATTAAAATAATTTAAAAATGGCTGGTAAATTAGGTAAATTTCAAATGTTAGGCTTCCAACACTGGAAGGGTCTGACAAGTGACAACCACCTTGGAGCTATCTTCCAACAAGCACCTCAGAAGGCTACAAACCTTATGGTGCAACTGTTGGCTTTCTATAGAGGAAAGAGCTTGGATACATTCCTTAATTCATTCCCTGTAAGAGAGTTTGAAGATGATAATGAATACTACTGGGATGTTATTGGTTCTTCAAGGAGAAACATTCCTCTTGTTGAGGCAAGAGATGAAAATGGTACTGTAGTTGCTGCTGGTGCAGCTAATGTAGGAGTTGGTACATCTCCTTTCTATCTGGTATTCCCAGAAGACTGGTTTGCAGATGGTGAGGTTATTGTAGGTAACTTGAACCAAGTATATCCATTTAGAATCCTTGGTGATGCAAGAATGGAAGGTACTAATGCAGTGTACAAAGTAGAACTTATGGGTGGTAATACTCAAGGTGTTCCTGCTGAAAGACTGCAACAAGGAGAAAGATTCTCTATTGAGTTTGCTCCTGTAGAAAAAGAACTTTCAAGAAAGGTTGGTGATGTTAGATTCACTTCTCCTGTAAGCATGAGAAATGAATGGACTACAATCAGAATCCAACACAAGGTAGCTGGTAATAAGCTAAACAAGAAACTTGCTATGGGTATTCCTATGGTTAGAAATCTTGAAAGTGGAAAGCAAGTGAAGGACACTGCAAATATGTGGATGCACTATGTAGATTGGGAAGTAGAACTTCAATTTGATGAGTACAAGAACAATGCTATGGCATGGGGTACTTCAAACAGAAATCTGAATGGTGAATACATGAACTTTGGTAAATCAGGTAATGCTATTAAGACTGGTGCTGGTATCTTTGAACAAACAGAGGTTGCCAATACTATGTACTACAATACATTCAGCTTGAAGTTACTTGAAGATGCACTGTATGAACTATCAGCTTCTAAACTTGCAATGGATGATAGACTCTTTGTAATCAAGACTGGTGAAAGAGGTGCTATTCAGTTCCATAAGGAAGTATTGAAGACTGTATCTGGTTGGACTACATTTGTACTTGATAATAACTCTACAAGAGTTGTTGAGAAAGTTCAATCAAAACTTCACAGCAATGCACTTAGTGCTGGTTTCCAATTTGTTGAATACAAGGCTCCTAATGGTGTTAGGGTAAGATTAGATGTTGACCCATTCTATGATGACCCAGTAAGAAATAAGATTTTACATCCAAATGGTGGTGTAGCTTTCTCTTACAGATATGACATCTGGTATATTGGTACTATGGACCAACCTAATATCTTCAAGTGTAAGATTAAGGGTGACAATGAGTACAGAGGATACCAATGGGGTATTAGAAATCCTTTCACTGGACAAAAGGGTAATCCTTATATGTCATTTGATGAGGACTCTGCTGTAATTCACAGAATGGCTACTTTGGGTGTTTGTGTGCTTGACCCAACAAGAACTATGTCATTAATTCCTGCAATTCTGCAAGGATAAGCATAAATAAAAGGGAGGCAGGTAATTCCTCCTCCCTTTTTCTTTTTTAAGATATTAAATGGAGAAGTAATATGGCAAAAGAAGTTAGTAAGATGGTTTTGGATGATGAAGAGATTATGAAGGAAACACCAGTTGTATCTGATGTGAATGACCTCTTTGAGGAACCAAAGACAAGAAAAACAAAGAAACAAGCAGTAATAGAGGACAATGATGAACCTATTAGCTGCCTAAGAAATGAAAGAGTTATAGTAAGGTTTGTTCCCAAGCAAACTGGTTTAGTTTCAAACCCTAAGCATATCCTATATGGGGGTATGGCAGAAGCAGCAGTAAGATGGTTTACTCTACCAAGATTAAGTTCTGGTATGTATGTAAATGCCCTCACTGATAAAGAGAAAGCCTACCTTGAAGAGATAATGGGTCTTGAATATAATGCTCTATCTATCTATAAGAAGGTAGATAACTTCTGGGATAATTATACAGTAAGATTAACCAAGCAAGATAATTTCTTGAACTTGGCTGACCCTGATGATTATATCAAATATAAAATCCTTTTGGCAAACAAGGACTATATTGCATCTTCTCTTCAAGAGCTGCAAGACAGACCTAAAATGACTTACCAGTTTGTAATTGTACAGGAAGGTGAGGAAGCTAAGACTGCTAAGAAGGAAATGAATGCTACAATGCAGTCATACATGAAGTTTGGTGAAATTCAAGATGATGCTGATAAGCTAAGAGTAATCATTGAGACTATTGATGGTAGACCTCTTGCTAAGACAACTAAGATTGAATTCTTACATGAGAAGATTAACAAGCTAATTCAAGCTGACCCAAAACTTTTCTTAAGAGTTTCAGAAGACCAGTATCTTGATACTAAAGTTCTGATTAAGAAGGCTATTGAAGAAGGTCTAATTAGTAACAGAGGTGGTATGTTATACCTGAAATCTGATGGTTCTCCTTTATGTGGAAATAATGAAGAACCTACTTTGAGTGTAGCTGCTAAGTTCTTAAGTGCTCCTAAGAGACAGGAATTGAAGTTCAGTCTGGAAGCAAAGCTAAAAGAATAAAGATATGGATAAGTGGTTAGTATATGAGCATGTCTCACCTTCTGGTAAGGTGTATGTGGGTATTACTAAACAGAATCCTGAGGATAGATGGAAGAATGGTACAGGGTATTTAAGAAAAGACAATCATCAACCATTAATTGCTAATGCAATTAAGAAGTATGGTTGGGACAACTTTACTCATTGTATCATTGCTTCTAATCTTACTTTAGAAAAAGCAGCAGAAATAGAAACCAGTAGAATTCTCAAATATAAGGAACTTGCTATTTCTTATAACATTACAAATGGAGGTGAAGGTTGGGAAGGATGTAAACATACTCCAGAAACTATAGATAAGTTGAGAAAGGCTAAACTTGGTAAGAAACAGTCACCTGACATAATACAGAGCAGAATAAATAAAAGAATCTCTAATTATGATTATATAATATTAGCTATTAATGGCACTACTATATTATCTTTTAAGACTACTAAAGATGCAGCAGAGTTTCTTAATATTAAGAATAGGTGTAATATATCAGCAGCTATTCATGGAAAACAATGTTTAGTTAATGGGTATTTCTTCTTACATTGGAAGAAGGATATTCCAATATTTAAGAATACAGTATTAAATATTGCATCAGATTTTATTAATTTTAAATATAAAAGATATGACACATGAAGAATTTGAAAATGAATTCATGGTTCTTTATAACAATGTAATGTCTAATGCTGCTCCGGGACTTAATTCTTATGAAATAAGTGTATTCCTTACTAAGGCTCAAGAAGAGATAGTTAAGAACTATTTTGAACCAGCAGGTAATAAGTATGGAAAAGGATTAGATGATTCACCAAAAAGACAAATAGATTTTTCAGAATTAATAAAGGTAGGGCAAGGAGTGCTTAATGAAAGTGCTCCTACTGTCACCTTTGATAAGAGAGCTAAGGTATATGATTTACCTGCTGACTTATTCTTGGTTATAAATGAGGCTGTTGATACTAATGCAGGAACTAAACAGATAGTTCCAATCAGTTATTCTGATTATACAAGGCTTATGTCAAGACCTTACAAGGAACCAGTTAAATATCAGGCATGGAGAATAATTACTCCTTCTATAAACAATATCTCTGTAGAACTAATAGTGAACAGTAATGAAACTATTACAGACTATAAGGTAAGGTATATAAGAAGACCTGCTCCAATTATCACTACTAATCTATCTTCTGAATATGGTGATGTCACAATAAATGGTGTAAGCACTATTTCAGAATGTGAGCTTAACCCAATTATTCATAGTGAGATATTACAGAGGGCAGTTGAATTGGCTAAGGCAGCTTACCAAGGAGATTTGCAAGCAAGTGTTGAATTAGGACAAAGGTCAGAGTAAAAATATAAAGTATGACTAATAAAGAATTTTCTGATGGATTCAGTACTTTACTTAACTCATTTGGTATCACTCCTAATATAACCCTTGATGAATATGAGAAATCAACATTTCTCACTAATGCTCAAGAACAATTGATTATTGACATCTACTCTGGAAGGAATGTTATTTATGGTAAGTCCTTTGAACAGACAGAAGAAATAAGAAGATATTTGAGCAATTTGGTGGAGACCTATGAAACAAGTACCAAGGTTACAGGAAAGCTGGGGTTATCACAAGACTCAGTATTCTTTGAGATACCACAAGATACTTGGTTCATTACTTATGAAGTGGCATTCCTCAAGGATAGTAGATTAGGTTGCTTGGATGGTATAGAGGCAAGTGTGGTTCCATTACCACAGGATGATTTATATAGAGCAAAGGATAATCCATTTAGAGGACCAAGTAAAGACAGAGTACTAAGACTTGATATAAAAAGTGATTTAGCTGAATTAATCAGCAAGTATAATGTGGACAAATATTTAATGAGATATATCTCTCAACCTACTCCTATTATACTGGTAGATTTACCTGATGGACTAAGTATCAATGGTGTAAGTACTGAAAGTAAATGTGAACTAAATCCTGTAGTACACAGAGCAATACTTGAAAGGGCTGTACAGCTTGCCATAATAAGTAAAACTCAACTGACAGGAAATAAAGAATAAAAACAAAATTTATAAACTAATTAAAAACAATTATTAATTATGGCAGTTTTTAGTATAAATCAAGTAAGACAGCTATATGTTGCAAAGGCTCTCAAAGAGAGTACAGCAGCCCTTACAACTGCTGGTGATATTGTGCCAAAGGCAGATACAGCTAAAACTACTCTGTATTTTCAGTCTATGTCTCCTGCTGGGATTGTAGCAAGTGATAAGATTGACCTTAAGCATGTATTGTATGCAAAGGCTACACCATCAGAAGCTCTGGCTCATAAGCTGGTTAGATACTCAGTTACTCTTGATGCAGATGTATCTGCAACTCCTGTAGCAGGTCAGAATTATATCTTGAGATTGGCTTTCAGACAATACATTGGTTTGTCAGAGGAAGACCAGTACTTCAAGTATGGTGAAGTAATTGCAAGAAGTGGAATGACTGCATCAGATTTCTACAAGAAGATGGCTATTTCTTTGGCTAAGAACCTTGAGAATAAGACAGAATCTACTCCTCTTGTGAATATTTACCTTAATAGTGCAGCAGCAGATGGAACTGATGTTCCAGTAACAGCTACTACTAAGGAATCGGACCTTAATGAGGATGATTATGATAAGATAATCATTGAAGAAGCTGAACAACCTTGGGTTCTTGGTATGATGCCTCAGGCATTTATTCCTTTTACTCCTCAGTTCTTAACTATTACAGTTGATGGTGAAGATAGACTTTGGGGTGTTGCAACTGTAGTTACTCCTAAGAAGACTGTTCCTGATGGACATCTTATTGCAGACCTTGAATACTTCTGTATGGGTGCAAGAGGTGACATTTACAGAGGAATGGGTTATCCTAACATTATTAAGACTACTTATTTGGTAGACCCAAGTGCAGTTTATGATGTACTGGATATTCACTATTTCTATACAGGAAGTAATGAATCAGTTCAGAAGTCTGAAAAGACTATTACACTGGTTGCTGTAGATGATGGTAAGCACACTGCAATGAATGCTCTAATTAATGCTATCAATACTGCATCAGGGCTTGCAATTGTTACTTTATCCTAAGTGATATAGCATTAGAAGGGGGCATAGAATTAACTATGCTCCTTTTTTTTTATCAATTAAAAATATGAACTATGTTACATTTTAATGAGCTTAGAATTAGTCAGGACAACAGATTTCTTATTATAGATGTATCTGTAGATAATCAGGACTACTTTGATGATGTCCTATTGGATAGTATAGTCATTGATACCCAAGATACTTTTGTGATGAATGGACCAAGTGACAATCCTCTTTATGTGTATAATGTAGAGGATGCCTATGATTTAACCTATTCTCTTCCTGAGCAATGTAGTTGCAACCCAGTAAGAGTCAAGGAAGATGAATCATACTGTTTCACTTATGGTACACAACAAATGAAGAATGTAAGACTTGAATTAAGTATTCAAGACTTAAAGGTTTCTCCTTGCAGTACTATGTTCTTTGTGTATGTAAAGTCTAAAGGTACTCCATCAACTGATACTCCATGTGGATTTGATAAGGACCAAATATTAGGTACTGTAATTAACTTACAACCTATATACAAACAGACTCTCAAGTATCTAAAGGAAGTAGAATGTGATTGTAATATACCAAAGGGTTTCATTGATATGATACTTAAGTTAAAAGCAATTGAACTTTGTGTTAGAACAGGAAACTATCCACAGGCTATTAAGTACTGGAATAAGTTCTTCATAAATAATAATTGCAAGTCTCCAACCTCTAATTGTGGATGCTATGGATAAAATGCTTGAAATATCTGAGGAAGCCATCACAAGATACTTTACTACTCTATCTCAATTTGGATATAAGAAGTACAGTGATGTAGATAAGATAATAGTTCTCTTCTTCATGGAAGAAATGTTGGCAGGAGAAATGTCTTATTATGTGACACAAGATGATTACAGGAATATAGTCAATGCACTATATTGTCTGGCAGGAAGTACTTGTATGATAGACTTTCCAATGTTTGAGAGCTATGATACTTTGGTTCATTCTAACAATAGAACATTTGTACCAAGAATAACAGAGGATAGTATATTAAGAAGTACTGAGGATGATAACTTTAGAGTAGAAGCATAATCTTTATACCCTGAATATAAAAATAGTAAAACTCTTGTAGATGTAATTGTTTTAGATTATATTTGCAGGAGTTTTATTGTATAGATATGATTATAGGAATAATATATAAATATACTTCTCCATCTGGAAAATCTTACATTGGACAAACTACTAATGAGGAATATAGAAGAAGAATGTGGTTTGGTACTGGTAGATATACAGGAGGAAGAAGTAAGATTGATAGGGCAAGAAAGAAATATGGAGCTTCATCTTTTATTTATGAAATAATATTTAAAAAGACCTTTAGAGACATGGATGAAGCTACTACAGAGCTTAACAAGTTGGAAAGTTATTATATTGGGTATTATAATACCTATAATAAAGGCTACAATAGTACCCTTGGGGGAGATGGTAGTAGAGGGTATGTACACTCTAATGAAACCTTAAAGAAAATCTCAGAAGCTACTAAAGGTAAAAAGAAACCTCTTGGTTTTGGGGATAAAGTATCTAAAGGGTTAAAATCCAAACCAAAGACTGTTAGTCATAGAAAGAAATTATCAGAGGGTAAATTAAATTCTGGAAGTAAGATTATACAATATTCAAAGTTGGGAGAATATAATAAGACTTGGGATAATATAGATATAGTAGCAAAAACTCTTCAAGTAAGTAGAGAATCTATAGCAGGATGTTGCAGAGGTAAATCTAAAACAGCGCATGGTTATATCTGGAGATATGAGGGTAGCAATATCCCTGTTACAAAAACAGGTAGAAGAAGAGATTCAAAGATAGTATTAAAACTAACAATGAGTGGACAAATAATTGAGGAATTTGAAAGTGTAAAAGATGCAGCAATAAGTGTAGGAGCTAATGAAACTAATATAGCTAAATGTTGCAGAGGTGAATGCAAAAGTATTAAAAATTTTAAATGGAAATATAAGGAGGAATAAATATGACTTATAGTGAGATTATATATATGTGTATGGACCAGTTAAAATTGTCCAGTGATGACTCATTTTACACTAAAGACCACATACTATTTTTAATAGTAAAGCTAAGGAGCTTTCTCTTAAAACAAAGGTACTCAGACCTTAGAAAACCTATACCAGATAGTGACTATCAGAGTATATGTTTAGACCTTATTGAGGTTCCAGCCATTAGTGGAGAACCTTGTGAAGGTAACTCCTATTTAAGAAGTAGGAATAAGGTTCCTACTACTATGATGATAGGTAATCCAAGAGTATATCCTATGGACTTCTATCAAGGTGAGATTACTTATATAAGTAGGGATAGAATGAGATATGTAGGTTATAATAAGTTCCTGAGAAACATAATCTATTGTTCAAAAGCCCCTGATGGTTATTTGTATTTTAAATCATGGAATCCTCAATTCCTGCATCTTGAAAGAATAAGGTTTAGTGCAATCTTTGAAGATGCTAAGGAAGCATCAGAATTGGCTTGTCCAGAAGAGAGTGGTACAATATGTAGGTTAGAGGATAAGGAGTTCCCATTGGAAGACTCACTTGTGCCTCCCTTGATAGAACTTGTAGTTAAAGAATTAAGAGGTCCTGAGTATAGTCCTAAGGATGAACAGAATAATGCAAAAGATGACTTACCAGATGCAAGATAAAGAAGAATGGTTTGTATATTGCCATTATAAACCTACAGGAGAAATATTTTATGTTGGTATAGGGAGAAAAAGGTTTGGTAATACTCATTACCAAATTTATAAAAGGGCTTACGAAATTAATAGTAGAAACTTTCTATGGAAGAGAGTCTATAATAAATATAAAGATAGAATTGTAAGGATAGAATTTGATAATTTAGAAGAGACTCAAGCCAAAGAAAAGGAAAGGTTGTTGATACAGTTGCATGGAAGAATAATAGATAATAAGGGATGTTTATGTAATATATCAGAAGGAGGAGAGGGTAGAAGTGGAGACCACAGTAATGGTAAGAAAGTTTTTGTGTACTCTTTAAAAGGAAAATTTATAAAAGAATTTTCATCAGCTAAAGAAGCTGCATATTCTTTAAATTTAACTGAAAAGAATGTAAACTCAGCAGCATCTATGAAAAGAAAAACCTGTGGAAACTACCAATTCAGATATGAAAATTATAAAGATGTTGGAATTTCCAACTTTAGTAAATCCCCAAGGATTACTCCAAAGCCTATATTAGCTACTAAAGATGGGACAACTTTAGAATTTGAATCCTCTTATAAGTTTATGAAATTCATAGGACTAAATAGAAATTCTCATATAAATGAATGTTTAAATGGAAAAAGAAAAAGAGTCATGGGGTGGGAGCTTAAGTTTAAGTGAATTTAAGAAGAAGGTAAAAAAAGTTAATGGTCCCAGACAATATAAGGTTAGAAACTCCCTTGGAGTTTATCATGGTTACAAGTATTATAGAAAGAATAAGCCTGATAGTAAGGAATATGTTCTTACTGAGTCACAATACTTTTCTATCATAAGAAAGATAAACTTACATTTGGTTGATGAATTATTACTGGGTCATGATGTTAGACTTCCTAAATCAATGGGCACTATTGAGATAAGAAAGTATGATAGGAGAATAAGGTTAGGAAAGGATGGAAAGATTCATACTAACCTTCCCATAGACTGGGATAAGACACTCAAACTCTGGTATGAAGATGAAGAGGCTTTCAAAGATAAGACATTAGTTAGAGTAGAGGAGAATGAAATCTTTAAGGTATATTACAATAGAGAGTCAGCTACCTACAACAATAATTCTTACTATGAATTCTTATTCAACAAAGATTTAAAGATAAGACTTAAACAAAGAATAAAGGAGGGTCTAATAGATGCTCCTTACTTAGAAAGGAAATTAAAATATGGTTAAAACTTGGATAGTATATAAACATGTTTCTCCTTCTAATAAAGTTTATGTAGGTATTACCTCACAATCCAATATTAAAAGAAGGTGGTTCAGAGGAAGTGGTTATAATAGATGCCCTATCTTTATGAAAGCTATACTTAAATATGGGTGGGATAATATAAAACATCAAGTCCTGTTTACAAATCTTACAGAAGCAAGAGCTAAAAACTTGGAGAAAGATTTAATAAGACATTATAAAAACTTAGGAATCTCTTATAATATTACTGATGGAGGTGATGGGACCTTAGGTAAACCTTGTCCAGAAGAATTAAGAAGAAGGTTGAGTGAAGAAAGAAGAGGTGTTATTCCTTGGAAGGCTATAAAAGAAGCTGCTAAAGTTAATAAAGGTAAGAAAAAGGGACCAAGAGATAGAAGGATAATTGAGAAGGTTAGGGCTACAAGATTGCTAAATGGGAAGAAGTGCACCAAAGAGCAAATTCAAGCTAATATAGAGAGAAACTTGGTAAGAAGTAACCCTGTATTACAATTTGATTTGCAAGGTAACTTTATCAAAGAATATAGGTCTGTTAAATTTGCAGCAGAGTCAATGGGAGGTAGTAGAGGCTCTTTACTTAATTGCTTAAATCCTTTAAGAACTGAGAGTAAAACTTTTAAAGGATATATTTGGAAATATAAAAATCAATAGTATGGTAAACAATATAAATTTTGTAAATATTAGGATTATATTAGATAGATTGCTTAGGAATCCATTATTAACTGATTTGAATTTAGAAACAGCTATTCAATATACATTAGACTTTATTAGTGCAATGGGGCTTCCTAATGTCTATGTTGATAAGATAGAAACTATAGATATTAAGGAGTACAGAGGTGAACTTCCATGTGATTTAATCTCTATTAATCAGGTTAGATTACACAAGAATGGAATGGCACTTAGGGCAATGACTGATAATTTCAATGCCTATCCTACTCATGACCATGAAGAAAGGGATTGGTGGGAGAGAGGAGAGCCTTCTTTCAAGACACAAGGTAGGGTAATATTTACTTCAATAAGACATGAGAAGGTGGATATTAGTTATAAAGCTATTATGTTGGATGATGAAGGTCTTCCTTTAATTCCAGATAACTCTATCTTCCTTAAAGCACTGGAACTATACATCAAGAAAGAATGGTTTACTATCCTTTTTGATATGGGTAAAATAAGCCCTGCTGTACTAAATAACACCCAGCAAGAATACGCATTTAAGGCTGGACAGTGTAATAATGAATTTGTGATTCCTTCTGTATCAGAAATGGAATCAATTACAAATATGTTAAATCAAATGATTCCAAGAGTCACTGAGTTCAGAAGAGGATTCAAGAACTTAGGAGACAAGGAATACCTGAGGGTTCATTGAGTTTTATATTATGAGAAATTGGATAGTTTATAAGCATACCTCTCCATCAGGTAAAGTATATATAGGTATAACTAATCAACCTGCTAATAAGAGATGGAAAAATGGAATGGGCTATATAAGTTCTCCATATTTCTTTGGTGCTATAGTTAAATATGGTTGGATTAATATTCAACATGAAATACTATTCTCTGATTTAGAGGAGGAGGAAGCTAAAGAAACGGAGAAAAGACTTATTAGAATATATAAAGAACAGAATGTCTCTTATAATATAACAGATGGTGGTGATGGTGTAGTTGGAATAAAATATAGTAAGGAACATAAAGAATTATTAAGCAGAACAATGAGGGTTTATTATAATTCCCATAGACACCCTCTTGAAGGTTTTAAACATAGTGAAGAGAGTAAGAGAAGAATGAGTGAGACTCAAAGGGAAAGATGGAGTAATCCTGAAAGAAGAAAAGCATTAGCTCAGAGAAAAAGCAAACCTATAAGAATTATATCTGTAGAGAACAATAATATAACTCATGATTTTCCTTCAATATTAGTTGCTTCTAAACTCTTAAATGTTCCTACTACCTCTATAGGAAGACACTTAAGGAGTGGTAAACCTTATAAGGGATATTTGTATAAATATAAAGATGAATAAATATGGCACTAAAGAAAGAACAACACTTTTTTAAAGGGTTACAAAGAGACTTATCAGTCTCTAAATTCAATCCAGAATATGCCTTTGATGCTCAGAATATCAGAATAACTGCAAGAGATAATAATACTCTTCTTACTGTAACTAATGAGAGAGGTAATAAGGAGATACCATTACAATCTCCTTCTGGAGACCCTGTAGTTATTGATGGGATATTACTTGGACAGAATGTGCTAAATAATTATGTAACCTTATTTACAAAAGGTACAAAAGATAATATCTATAGACTTGAAAATAAAGGTACCTATTTTGAGACTCTACTTCTATTCTCAGGTAATCTTAATTTTAGTACAGACTATCCTATTGAGAATATTGGTGTATATGAAAATGATAATATTCAGAAGATATATTGGGTAGATGGATTAAATCAACCAAGAGTTATTAATATTGTATCTGACTCTACAACAATAGAAGAATGGAATAATGGTTCATTTGATTTTATTCCAGAATTGAAGTTGGATGAAACAATCACTGTTACCTCCAATCTTAAGGTAGCCAGCAAGTTTCCTTCTGGAGTGGTGCAATATGCTTTCACTTACTATAATAGAAATGGCTCTGAAAGTAATATTATATATCAAACACCTATATACTACACTCATGCAAGTAATAGAGGAGGGAGTCCAGAAGAGATAGGTTCCAATAGTTTTGATATAGTTATAAGTAATCCTGATACTAATTTTGATTATATAAGGATATATTCTATATTTAGAACAAGTATAGATTCTACCCCAGTTGTAAGAAGAGTGGCTGATTTGGATGTTATTGGTTCAGTAATCAGATATACAGATAATAATACAACAGGAAGTAGTGTAGACAGTACCTTACTACTTTACATAGGTGGTGAAGAAATAATTCCCCACACTATGACTCAAAAGGACAATACTTTATTTCTTGGAAATATTCACATAAAAACTTTGTTGTTCTCAAGGGAAGCAAGAGAAAGTGTGAAGGGTTCTGTTGTATTTGGTAATAAGCTTCTTGATACTGGTGAAAGAACTAATTTAACTTATGATTATAAAACCCAATTAAATAATAATAGTTACCAGATTACATCATTTAAAAGAGGTGAAACTTATAGGTTCGGGGTTCAATTCCAAAATAAGAAAGGTAAATGGTCAGAAGTATTATATATAGGAGATAGCAAGGTAGATACTTACCCTAATGTAGATTCTAATAACTTATCTGGTACTGTTAAATTAAGTTTGGTAAAACCTTACTATACTATACCAAAGAGTGTACTTGATGAAGCTAAAGCTCTTGGTTATGTAAAGGCAAGAGGAATGATAGTAGTTCCTACAAATAGTGATAGAACTGTATTGTGTCAAGGTGTAGTATGTCCTACTCTATGGACAAATTTAGGTAGAGAATCTAATAGTCCTTATGCAGTATCATCTTGGTTTTTTAGACCTTTTGTTGATGAAGCTAATAGAGATGATTCTAATGATGTGGAGGCAAATAATGGAACTTATGCTCAATATGTTGATTATGATAGTATCAATCCTGTATATCCTAATAGAACTACTGAGATAGGGGTAGAAACTTTAAAGACATTAGCAGAAGGTAGTACAGAAGTAAATGACTATTTAGTAGATAGTAGTATTCTTACATTTCATTCTCCTGATATAGAATTTGGAGATATAAATACAGCAAATATTAACTTAGGCTGCCAATTTATAGGCTCTATTGCATTACATTCTGGTATATCTTATAGGTCTGTTCTTGCAGAGAGTACAGGAGTTCAACCTACTTTAGATTATGGATTTTATAATAAGTTCCCACAGTATGAAAGACAAACTGTTTTTTCAACAAATAAAGGAGGTAGACTTCTTTCTTCTGGGTATCATTGGATGGGAATCCCCTTATTAACTAATGATACTCAAAAAGTTTACAAGAGTAACTGGGCATGGTTAGTATCACCTTGGCAAAGACAAGGCTCATTAATTAATGATTTTAGATATGAAGGTAATACCTATTCTAATTTGAAATCAAATAAATTGGGTAATTTGAGAACAAGTTATTCTACTTATTTCACTCTGGGATTAACAGAATCTTGGGTTCCCCCTGCTGGTATATCAAATGTAGAGATAGTAGATTCTAACGAAGTTACAGCTACTTCAATAGTTAGGAATGATGAGTCTCTGTTATACTATGGTAATGTTGATAAAGTAATACCTCCTGGTTCTAAAACAGAAGGTGTAGGTTCAGATATTGGTGTTGTTACCAATAGTTATGAAAATATAAAAACTATGAATCAATTATATAATGGTGAGTCTGAAAATACCACTTTTGTTGATAAAATTACTATACCAGTATTAGGAACTGTCAATCTTAAAGATTCTGAAAGATATACCAATAGTCCTGTAAGCATCAAATATAAGTCTGGAAAACATGCTGTATTTGCTTTAAACAAGCAAAATGGTAATAGGGTTATAATCCCTAATAGTAATACAAATCATGACCATACAAAAGATAGCAGTGCTATATTCAGTACCTTTAGTACTGGATATTCAGGGTTATGGCTTGTAGAGTTGACTCAGACTATAGATGAGGATAATAGATTTGGGGGTAAAACAGAAGAAGCTCTGTTAAATAACAGGTGGATAGTATCTGGAGACCCAATTGATATTAATGACAGTGGTAGAATAGAGTTTCTTCAAGGTGATACCTATCTTCAAAGATATGATTGTCTAAAGACATATCCATTCACCTTAGAGGATATGAATACTGTAGTTGAAATGGTATCATTTTATTGTGAAACTCATATCAATATAGATGGTAGGTATGATAGAAATAGAGGAAATGTTACCAACTTAGCTATTACTCCTTCTATATTCAATCTTTATAATCCAATTTATTCCCAGAGTAATAACTATTTTACTTATCAATATTTGAATGAAATAAGTAGTCTTAATGATTTTCCTAATAGTATTACATGGACTGAGGAAAAAATACTTGGTAATGAAGTGGATAATTGGACTAAAATTAATGTTGCAACAACATTAGACCTTGATGGTGATAAAGGGGAAGTAACCTCCTTGAACACTTATAATAATGAGATATTCTGTTTTCAGAGAAGGGGGTTAAGTAATATTTTATTCAACAGTAGAGTTCAGATACCAACCTCTGATGGGTTGCCAATTGAGATTACTAATGGATTGAAGGTAAGTGGTAAAAGATATATAAGTAATACTATAGGCTGCACCAATAAGTGGTCTATTGCAGAATCTCCTTCTGGACTATACTTCATAGATAATGAGACTAATTCATTATATCTATTTAATGGAGAAATAGTCAGTCTATCTGATAAGTTAGGATTTAGACAGTGGATTAGTGCCCATAATGTTCATGTAGACTGGGAACCTGTTGGTTATAACAACTATAGGTCATTCTATGACAAGAATAATAATGATGTATATTTTACTTATAAGGACCACTGTCTATGTTATTCAGAGTTGATTAACCAGTTTACTTCATTCATGAGTTATGAAAGGGTTCCTGCTATGTTCAATGTAAGTAGTGAGTTCTATGCCTTCAAGGATGGTAAGATGTGGGAACAGTTTGCTGGAGACTATAATATGTTCTTTGGTGAATATAAACCATTCAGTATTACCTTTGTAGCTAATGCTGAGGAACCAAATGATAAGATATTCAATACAGTAGAGTTCAGAGCTGATAGTTGGGATGGTGATAACTTGATAAGCAACAAAACCTTTGATACTCTTGATGTATGGAATGAATACCAGCATGGTACTACCCCTCTTACTAATATACTTGGACATCCCTCCCCATTAAAGAAGAAGTTCAGGGTGTGGAGGGCTAATATACCAAGAGCAATAGTAAATAATAGAGATAGGATAAGAAACACTTGGGCTTATATTAAGTTAGGAATGAATACTCCTAATACATATAGAACAGAGTTTCATGATGCTATTGTTCACTATTTTGCATAATTAATAGGAGTCCATAAACATTTTAGTTTGTGGACTCTTTCTTTTTTAATTAAAGGCTTTGTTTATTCAATACCTTTTTATACATTTGCAATAAAATTAATTATATTATGGCTAAGAAAAGAATTAGGAGAAAACATAAATACTTCAACTCTTATGCTAATGGAGGTGTATTAGGCACATTTGCAGACTGGAACCAAAATGCTACTAACAAATTTATGGATTCAGGTGTTGGAGGTGCACTGGAGAAACTTGGTATAGGTTCAAGTGGAATAGGTGGAATAGCTAATACTGCTTCTTCTGTAGTAACTGGTTTAATGAACCCAAAAGGAAATAGTACTGGTGTTGGGAATGCACTTCAAACTGTTGGTTCTTTAGCCAGTAATATACCAGGTGTAGGGGGATTAGTTGGTGCAGGAGTAGGATTAGTTGGAGGGCTTGTCAATAGTATGTTTGGGTCTAACCTTAATGAAGACTTTATAAATCAAACTGAAGGTAATATAAAGAATCAAGAAGGATATGTGTCAGGAGCTTCAACAAATGCTCAGTTGATGTCTGATTGGTCTTCTTTAAGAAACATAGGAGATGTAAGTAAATCTCAAGTAGGGTCTGATGGATGGTTCAGTAATAAGACTAAAAAGAAGACCAGAGAATTAAATAGAAGGATTAAAGCTGCTAACCAGAGAGCAGCACTATCTTTAGCTAATACTGCTTCAAACATTGATACACAGAATGATTTCAATGTACTATCAAACTTCTCTGCTTATGGTGGTCCACTTGAATTTGGTAGTGGTGCAATAGGCTATGAGTTTGATAATAGATACTTAAATAATCAAGAGATGAGTGCAATTGCTAAACAAAGATTGACCTCTCTTCCTAACTCATTTCAAACATTACCAGAGATGAATACATATAATGCTTTTGCAGAAGGTGGAGGTATTCATATCAAGAAGAAAAACAGAGGCAAGTTTACTGAGTACTGTGGAGGTAAAGTAACAGAAGCATGTATTAGAAGAGGAAAGAACAGCTCTAATCCTACTACAAGAAAGAGAGCTACTTTTGCACAGAATGCAAGAAATTGGAATGCTTTTGGAGGATGGTTGAATACACAAGGTGGAGACTTTACTAATGGAGTTACATTTATTGATGAAGGAGGTTCTCATGAAGAAAATCCTTATCAAGGAATCCAAATAGGAGTTGACCCAGAAGGTGCTCCTAACTTAGTTGAGCAAGGTGAAGTAGTTTATGATGATTATGTATTCTCTGATAGAATGGAGATACCTGATGATATAAGGAAGGAATACAAGTTAAGAGGTAAAACCTTTGCTAAGGCTGCTAAATCTGCACAAAGAGAAAGTGAAGAAAGACCTAATGACCCTTTAAGTACAAAAGGTTTACAAGCTGCTATGGAAAGAATAGCTGAGGCTCAAGAAGAAGTAAGAAATAGGGAGAGGATAAAAAATATTAAATCCAACAGATTTGATAAAGGAGGTCCTATAAATCCTGCTCCAATATTTACTAATCCTTATTTGGAAAATTCTGAATTGCCTAATGAGATTGGGGGATTTACTGCTTATGGGACAACTTTTGGTAATGCTCCTATGACTAAGGAAGAACTGAATAATTTTGAAAAGAATAGAAGAGACTATATGAAATCTTTAGATAATGAAGAAAGAGGTAGAAAGAGGCAGACATGGACAAGATATGCACCAATTATAGGCTCAGGTTTAGCAAGTCTATCAGATTTATTCAGTAAACCAGACTATGGTAGTGCTGATATGATAGGTGGAGTAGGCTTAGGTGCTGAGGCAGCAGGGTATGCTCCTATTGGAAACTATCTATCTTATAGACCTTTAGATAGGGATTATTATATTAATAAGATGAGTCAACAGGCTGCTGCCACAAGAAGGGCTTTACAGAATACATCAGGTGGTAATAGGCTTAATGCTCAAGCTGGAATACTTGCTGCTGATTATAACTATGGTCAAAGCATCGGTGATTTGGCAAGACAAGCAGAGGAATATAACCAACAGTTGAGAGAAAGAGTTGAGGCATTCAATAGAGGTACTAACATGTTTAATACTGAGACTGGACTTAAGGCTTCAATGTTTAATGCAGAATCAAGAAATGCAGCTAAGAGAGCAAGATTAGGACAGGCTACAACTGCTGCTCAAATGAGACAGGCTATTAAAGACCAAGATGCTGCAAGAAGAAGTGCTAATATAACTAATTTCTTACAAGGATTAGGTGATATGGGATGGGAAAATGAACAAGCTAACTGGCTTGATACATTAGCTAAATCAGGTGTTCTTAAGATGAATACCAGAGGAGAATACACTGGAGGAACTAAGAAAGCTAAAGGTGGTAAAGTAAGAACTAAAAAGAAGAAAGGATTGACTTATGGCTAATTTTAGTTTTGTAAGTGGTGCTAAGTTCAGACCATTCTCTTATCAGGAAATGCTTCAACCACTTCAAGCATACACTCAAGAATATAATACTATTCAAGAGGGTATGGGTGAATTAGGAGCTAAAGCAGGTATCTTTGAGAGGATGGCTAATGAACAGACAGACCCACAGGCTTATGCAATATACAAACAATATTCTAATGACTTGGCTAAACAAGCTGAGTCATTAGCTAAACAAGGACTTACTCCTGCAAGCAGGCAAGGATTGATTGATATGAAAAGAAGATACTCTTCTGAGATTGTTCCTATAGAACAGGCTTATAAGAGAAGACAGGAGTTGATAGATGAACAAAGGAAATTACAGGCTCAGGATAGTACACTATTATTTGATAGACCTGCTTCTACACTTTCCTTAGATGAACTTATAGCTAATCCAGCCTTATCACCACAATCCTATTCTGGAGCACTATTATCCAAACAGGTAGGTACTGCTGCACAGAATTTAGCTAAGGAAGTAAGAGAAAACCCAAGAAAGTGGAGAACAATCTTAGGTAATCAATATTATGAAACCATCATGCAGAAGGGATTCAGACCTGATGAAATTATGCAGGCTGTACAGAATAATCCTGAGGCTTCTCCTATACTTCAAGGTATTGTGGAAGATGCAATAGGAAGTTCTGGTATTAGGAATTGGAATGATGAGAATATCCTTAATAGAGCTTATGATTATGCAAGACAAGGTTTGTGGAATGCAGTAGGTGAAACTCAATATCAAACTCTTTCTAATAAGGCTTATGATTATGCAATGCAGGAAAGATTAGCCCAAGCAAGAAAGAAAGGTACTAAGGAAGATGTGCAAAGTCCTTATTTCAGAAGTTCTGGTGTTACCAAGGTAAAAGATGTAAATGTTGAGAAGAAAAAAGATGATATAGCATTTATACAAGGTGTAAGGAATGGTACTATAAACTTGGATGAAACAGCACAAAGAGTTGTTGGTTCAGACCCTCTTGAGTTATATGGAACAAGGGGGCACCTACAAAGGACACCTGGAAAGGTAGAAACATATAAACCTAATCAAGAAAGAATTTCTAACTTGATGAAAGAGTATGGAATAAGAAACTTGGACCAAATTGAGGCTAAACTGAATAGTGATTTGAATAAATCTGCAATGAGGGAAGTAACCTATATAACCTCTATAACAGACCCAACTCTAATTTCTAAAACTATCAGAGAGAATGCAGCTTCAATATCAAGAAGAACTGATGGAAAATCTGGAATATATGAACTTGATTCTAACAAGAAAGGAGATATGCTCTCCTATAAAGATATAAAGGATTATTTCAATGAAGATTCTCAGATTGAATATGACCCTAATTTAGGAATTGTATTTACAGGTACTAATAGCACGGGTGATACTAAGAATTTCCTTCTTGACCCAGAAGTTGTAGCTGGAGAAACAAAGGTATATGAAGATGGTATAAGAAGAAATGTCATTCAAAACCAATTGATGTTGATTAATCAAGCTATAGAAAATGAAGATGTTGAGGCTCAGAGACATTATATAACTGAGTTAATGAATGATATTTATAGTAGATTTAATTCCATTGCTAAAAGAGAAAGTAATACAGATTCAAATATTTAATTATGAGTATAGATAGAACAGACCCTACTCAAGCTGGAATCTCTGGCTTGAGAGGGTTAAATACCAATGAAGGAAAAGAAAGACAGTTTCAAGAAACTGGTCTTAGTAGTTCTCCTGCTGAGTTCAAAATTAGGCAGAAACAGAACTTTGAATCCCCATATCAAGAAGTTTATAGAGAGGGAGTAGGGGAGAGTGTGTATGACACTGGTATTACCTCACTAACCCAACTTGATAATTTAGCCAATACAAGAGGTGAATTGCAACCTTGGTATGCTCAAATAGGAGCTGGTTTAGCTAAGGGTGCTGTTCTTGCAGGCACTACATTTGCTGATGGTATTCTTGGCACTATAGTAGGTTTAGGTAATGCAGCAGCTACAGGAACATTCTCAGGCTTTTGGGATAATCCTTTCTCAAATGCAATGCAGCAAGTAAATGAATGGTCAGAATCAGCTCTACCTAATTACTATACTGATGCAGAGCAGAATGACCCTTGGTATGAGAATATATTCTCAGCTAACTTTATTGGAGACAAGTTCCTTAAGAACTTAGGTTTTGCTGTTGGTGCTGCCTATTCTGGTAAGATTAGTGCTGGTGCAACCTCAAGATTACTTGGTCTTAATAAAGCAAGACAAGCATTCAAAGGTGCAGTTACAGCCTCAGGTGAGGCTCTTAGCCCTAATGCAGCTTTACAAGCTTATAGGGAAGGAGATTTATTCCTTGATGGTGTAAAGCTTACTGAGGAATTAGCAAGAGATGCTAAGAAACTTAAGATGGCTGAGCCTACTCTTAAACTTACTGGTGCTTTCTCAGGTGCATTAGGTGAAGCAAGGATTGAGGCTATACAGAATAGTAAAGACTGGTTTGAGCTTCACAAACAACAACTTGATGATGCACAAGCTAAAGTAGCAGCACAAGAGCAGGAAGCCATGCTTAAAGAGTTTCCTCAATATAGTAGTATGCAAATTGACCCTGATGGAAATGTAGTGGAAATCCTTACTCCAGAAGGACAAGCTATGTTACAAGCAAGAGTAGATGCTAAGTTTGATTACAAAGGTGGGCTACAGAAACTATCAGAAGATAGGGCTAAGATGGGTAATATAGATTTTGCTCTGAATATTCCACTACTTACTGTATCAGATGCTTGGCAGTTTGGTAAGTTCTATGCAGGTGGATATAATACAGCTAAAAAGGGTAGTCAGATACTAAGGGCAGTTGCAGAGGATGGTACTGTAAGTTATAGTGCAGCTAAACCTTCTGTACTTAGAAATGCCTTGAAGATTGCAAGTAAGGGTGTTGCAGAAGGTCCTTATGAAGAAATGGGACAGGCTGTTGCAGGTAAAGTTGCAGGATATAAATATGCTTCTGAACTCAATGACTTCTATGGAGCCAAGATAGACCCAGATGCAGAAAGTAAAACTATTGACTGGCTACAAGCTACTGCAAAAGCTATACAGCAAACCTATGGTACTGTTGAAGGATGGGAAGAAGGTTTTATTGGTGGTTTAACTGGTTTAGTAGGTATTCCGGGCTTTAGAAGTGCAAAGAATAGTGAAGGTGGTTTCCAATCCCCAGTGTATCTGCAAGGTGGTATTAAGGAAGATATTCAGGAGATAAGAGAGAGAAGTGAACAAGATGATGCTATTGTATCTCAACTGAATAATAGAGTACAATCACCTGAGTTCCTTAACTATTATCAATCAGCTATCAGACATAATGCCTACCAGAGACAAATGGATGAAGCTGCTGATAACAATGATAACTTTGAGTTTAAGAATGCTGAACACAACCAGCTTATTAGTGATGTTATCATGTTTGATAAGGCAGGAAGAATCAATGACCTATATGATATAATTGAGGAAGCTGGTAATATAAGAGAAGAAGATGTTGAACAGATAAGACAACTCACTACTAATCAGGAAACTGGTACATCAGTATATGATAATATGACTGATGCAGAAGTAATTGAGCAAGTTCAAAAGCAAACCCAAGAGACTAAGGAAGCTGTAGATAAATATAGAAAGATTAGTCAGGACTTACAGGTTAAGATTGGTGATTACTTTGATGAAGATGGTCTTGAAGAGATGACTTACTACTTCTCAAATATTGATAACCTTGAAAACAGGTTTAAGTCAGTACATGAAGATATAAAGGACAGACTTCAAGGAGTACTTGATGCTTCAATGGATAGAGAGTTTATTAGTGACAGTGATGAAAATAAGATTAATAGGTTATCAGACTTCTTAAACTTCTCTCCTGTAAGACTGATTAATGAACTTGCTGATTCAAAAGAAGCTCAATTATATATCTCTTTATTAGATAAGGTATTACAGGCTGACCCTAATAAGCAGGATATAATTGATGAAGTTAATGACCTTCACAAGATAGCTGAAAGAAGACTTGATTTCATTGATAAGTATGACACTTATCTTAGAAATCCTCAAGCTCTGCAACAGAAGCAAGAGAGACAAAGAGAGAATATCATAAGTGAGAATGAAAGACAAGAGGTAGCTAAGACTAAGGATGCAGCATTAGCTGCTACTAACCTTAATGAATTCAGAGAAGCATTGAATAATGAGCCTGATTCATCTAAAAGACAACAGATTCTTGATGAACTTGAGAATGAAGGTAATAAGATGGCTAAGGACTATAAGGAAGTTCAAATGTATAATAGTGAAGTAAGCAGGGCAATAGATAGGCAACCTATCTCTCCTGAGGCTAAAGCTAATGCACAAGAACTACTTAGAACTCAACATGAAAATGCTAATAATCTTGAGGAAATGGCTAATCCTAACTCAGTATTCATTAATAATCCAGAAAGTCTGTATGATGAAAATCTGCCAGATGATTTGAATATGATGAATTTTGCTGAGGCTCAGTATGGACTTCTATCTGCAATGAGTGAGGTTAATAATGACCAAAGATTCAAAGCAAGGTTCCCTTCTGAATATCTAAAGCCAGTTGAGAAAACAGATGGTACAAGAGGTACTACATCAAAAGACACAACTGGAGATAGTGGTACACCTACAGTTCCACCAGTTAATGCTGGACCAGTTGATACTTATGAACCTCCTGTAGGTAACATTACTCCTCAAATGGTAGCTGAGGAAAATAAGAAAGCCAATGAAAATGCTCCTACTCCTCAATCATTAGATAGGGATGCAAAGGGTAAGAGGCAGTATTATAGACCTACTATTCCTGAATTACATATCAATGCAAGTAAGGATGGAGATTTCAGACCTTTCAATGTAGTAGTTGCTGAGAAAGAGAACTTAAACTTTGATGAACTTTATAACTATCTTAGAGATAATAGAGCTTTCAGTTATGTAAATGAAGGTAATCTAAAGGCAGGTGATGAACTTGGCTTTATGATTGACCCTGAATTTAATGACCATACAATCTTTATTATAGATAAGAGGAATAACCAAATAGTAGGTTCATTAGATGAAAGTCAGTATGTAGTAGATAGATATGAAGGTCTTGCAGGTCTTATTGAAAGAGTAAAAGAAGAGTTCAATCAGGCTGGAAAGGATAAGAAGTTTATAGCTACTCCTACTACAAGAGTATCTCAGATAATGGTTGGTAGAATACCTTATGGTACAGAAGAAAGAAACATGGGAGAAATACCTAATGTGAATGCTTCATCTATCTTTGGTATTGTAAAGAATGGTGTCCTATCTACTAATGGTAGAATCAGTGATGATTTAATTACCAAGCCAATGGATATGAGCCAAAAGGAAGGTAGGATGTATATCCTTATTCCTAATGCTGCTGGTAAATATAGTCCTGCTGCTGTAAGGGTTAAGCACTTCAATGAAAGTGAGTATAATCCAGAGGATGTTACTATTAACTCAACTCCTTTGTATAAGAATATAAAGAAGAGTATTGATGCTTTAGCTAATGCTTTTACAGAGGAAGATGTTAATAATGCAGTGAAAGACTTAGCAAGAAGTCTATATATTGGTGATGTTCATATTGACTATATACAAGGTAAGAATGGTAATGGTATCAGGTTTACCAAGGTTCAGAGAGATGCAAATAAGAATGAAATCTATGATGAAATAGATGGTAAGAGAGTCAGAAGAGAAGATGCAAGAACTGTATTCTTAACTGAAAGATGGGACCCTAATGTTCTCTATGAATTAGGTGGAGAGGGTGTTAAAACCCAGCCTGATACAAGAGATTCACAAGAAGTAGCCAGTGAAATACAAAACATTTTAATGGCATTCAATCTTCCATTACAGGTGAATTTAGGTATGCTTAATAAGGGAGGCTACAATAACATGTTACTCTCTTCTGGAGTAATGACATCCAATATAATAGATGCCAGTGTAAAAAGTAACTGGTTTACAACAGATTACTTTGATATACAAGGCAACTTACAACAAGCTCTAAACCCTGCATCAGTTAAGGCTGAGGAAGGCAGAAAGATACAAACTCCTGTAGGAGGTACAGAAGGAGCTATTGCAGGAACTACAGTTTCATTTGATAATACTACATACCATGTAGATTTGACTTCAAATACTGTAAGAGATAATAATGGCAGAACTCTTAACTCTTTCCCAGAGTCTATTCTTGATATGGCTTATATACAAGAAAACTATGGGGATGCTCAGAATGGTTCTATGATGATGGGGGGTATCACCCTTCTCCCTAATGGTAAGGTTCTGAATAGAAATACAGGTCAGTATGTAACTGGTGCTGCATCAGATAAATTCAAACAGAAATTAGCTGATAGAAAGAAGACTGTAGCTGACTCTAAGAAGGTTATAGACCAGATTGCAGAGAACCAAACTAAGGTTGATAAGACAAGAACTGATGGTGAGTTTTATTATATCCTTGAGGATGATGGTGAATACCATGAATATAAGAGGGTACATTCAGTATTAGGAAGTAATTGGACCCAGTCTCCTGCACAGACTAAAGCTCTACAGGATTTAAGAGTTAATCTCTCAAAGAATGCAGATAATATAACACAGTTCAATAACTATCTTAAGAACTTAAGTAACCATTATGGTGTAGACCTTACAGCCTTTGAGGGTAAGATAGATGCAAGAAGTAGAGATACTATTGTGAATATAGTAAGAGATAAGATGTCTGGAACTAATTCACAAAGAGCATTAGATGCAGGTACTTCTGTAGATAGTGTAATCAGAAACTTCTTCACATCAAGTGAGATGCCAGTTAAACCAAGCAATATGTCTGAACAGGCATTCAATGATTTGGTTACTTCTCTTACTGAAATTAAGAGTAATATTGAAGTAAGGGGTGAAACATTCCTTACTAATAATATAGTACTTTTCAATAAGTATGAGAATGGAAACAGGGTAGCTGGTGAGGTTGATATTCTCTCTGTAGATGCTAATGGGAACTTCAAGATATATGATGTTAAGACAAGTAGATATAGCTTCTATGACTTTGTTGATAGGAATGGTAGAAAGGTTAATTATTTCAAGAATAAATCTAACACCCAAACAATGAGTCAGGAGCAGTATTACACTAAGCAACTAAGTGCTTACAAGAACTTATTTGAGTCTCAATATCATACTCCTATCACTACTTTAGCTATATTACCCTTTGTACTTGAGTACAATAAGGATAATGTTAGTAGAGTAACTAAGGAGAAGGGAATTCTTCTTAACTATGATTCATCTGTGAATGTTCCTTTAGTTGGTAGTGTAGCTACTCCAGAAGTGAGTAATACTAATAGTAGCTTACCTATATTCAACAGTACATTTGAAACAAGAGAACCTATAAACAATGTTCTGCCAGACTATAGTATGTCAGATAGTAAAGTAGGTTACTTCTTGAGAGATGGAAAGTTGCATACAGGTTATCTAAGTCCTATTGGAAAGGTGAATGGAGTTGAGGTATATATGACTAAGGTTCCTAATATTACTAAAGGCTTTGGAAATCAACCTGCACATGTTGCATCTAATGATTTCTATGCAGTATTTCCTAATGGTAATACTATTGCTTTAGTAAAGAATGCTGTATTGTCATATAGTGAGGCTGAGGCTAAGAACAATATAAAGAAGATACTGGAAGGTAATCCTCAGAGAGTTGTAGATATGTCTCAAGAAAGTACTATACTTTACACTCCTTCTACTGAACCAGTTAAGATTGAGAAGCCTATTATCCCTGCTACTATTAATCAGTCAAATGCAAGTGGTGCTCAAGCTACAGTAGCTAAAGAACAGGCTATTAACCAGACTGATGAAGAGTTTGATGTAGAATTTGAATTAAGACAAGTTGATGATTTATCAAGACCTATATGGGATAAAGATAAGGAGTTAGCTTGGTTAAATAAGGTTCTACCTCAACTAAGTGAGAGTGAAAGAGTGGTAGTTACTAATGGTCTTATCAGAGTAGCTAAGACTGGTGCATTAGCATGGGGTCAGTTTAGTGATGGTATCATCACTTTAAGTGATATAGCTGCTGAGGGAACTACATATCATGAAGCATTTCATGCAGTATTCCACTTACTCACAGAACCTACACTTAGGGATGAATTACTTCAAGAAGCTAAGAGAACTTATGGAGACTTAAGTAACTCACAACTTGAAGAAGCAATGGCAGAAGGTTTCAGGGAATATGTGATGTCTCAAGACACTCAATCTTTAGGTACTAAGATAATCAATTTCTTCAAGGAATTGTTTGCTAAAGTCACTAATTGGAACAGTCTAAGACCTTCTCTTACTGAATATTACAGAAATATTAATGAGGGACATTATTCTAATATCACCTATAAAGTACCATCTCTTCAAGAGATGAGAAAGCAGGAGGGGGTACAATCCTCAATGGATTTCAGTAGTATTGAGGCTGAGACAAGGGAAGCACTTGAAAAGAAGGGATGGACAGAAGAAATGTGGAACTCTATCTCACAGGAGGAAAGAGAGCAAGCTATCAGATGTTCATAACTTCAAACATGAGGTTTAAATTTTTTATTAAGGTGTAAATAAAAAGGGGAAGTATTAATTTACTTCCCCTTTGCTGTTTACAGCCTTTCCAGTCTTTCCTTCAGACATTGATTATAAGTACTCATTGCATTAGCTTGCACTTTTAATAAAGCTTTTTGAGTATCATTAATACTCTCAAACTTGTCACCCTCAATAAAACTTTTCAACTTATTTAATTTATCTTCAAGTTGAACTTGTTCTTCTACTAATCTTGTTTTAAAATCACTCATAACTTTTTTTTTTATTTAAAATTATTGTTTAAAGAATGGTATTTGGTCTTCAATATAAACACCTCTCATAATTGTATTATACATAGGAGCAAGAGGAGACTTAAGTAAACTCTGTTGAGCTTTAGACTTATCTTTATATGGTCCAGACTTAAGTATAGCATCTTCTCCATTGAATGTTTCATAGTTCATTGGATTCATTAGGTCAATAAGATTAAGAGTCTTTTCTACTGTATTTACACCAGCAGCAGGAGACTTTAATATCCTCAAACCTTCACCAACCATTTCTGGAGTAGGAGTAAGAGCACCTAATTCAGTGTATAATTTTCTCAACTGATACTCAATCATTTTGACTAACCAAGGTCTATCCCTATCATCACTCCACTCTATTAATCCAATAGCTGCTGCTACTGCAAGGAAGTGTGCTACCTCAGTTAATGCTCTTTTGACATTTGCCTGTTCTGTAGGAGTCATTTCATTCCACTTACTTGCAATATCAAACTGAGCTTTCCTAAGGTCTTGGAATAGAGCATTCATAAACCTACCAGTAGTAAGATAATAACCTTCTGTCCATGCTTCAAGGTCATAGTTATATGTAGCTGATTTAAACCTCCTATTGAGCGAAGGTTTTATCCATTTCCTGAACATCATACCCAACCTACCAATAGCCAATCTTTGTAATGCACTTCTATCAGCTTTATTATAAATACCGTGCATTCTTTGATTAATAGCTGCACTCTTTCTACTGAATTTGATTATATCTTCTTGAGTGAAAGCTGAACCATCAGCCTTAGTATAACCTTGTTTTAGCTGTAATTTAGCACCTAACTTCTTATTACTACTATCTAATGGTACAACCTCAAAAGCATCCCATAGACTTACTAACTTACCATTAGGAGCCTTCATTTTATAAGCATCAGCCAAAGCAAGAGAAGTTCTATTCTGCATCCAGTGTTCACCTGCATTATTCATAAAGAATAGAGCTGATGTACCAAACATTCTACTGAACCAAGTCTTCCTGTCAAAATTGACTTCTCTTATATCCTGTTCATATTCCTGCATTACATTGAATAGTTCATCCCATAAAGCTAACTTATTGGTCTTTACCCTATCACCTAACTGAGCTAAGAATGATGGTAATTCCTTACCATAGGTTCTATCAGCTTTTAAAGTATTCTTTTCATTAAAGAACTCTCCTGAGAAAGACTCAATTCTCATCATCACTTTACCAGTAGCTATATTGGAGATACCTGAAAGGATATTCAATGCCAAGTTATTCATAGAAGTCATTCTATTAATAAAGTTAGCTACCTTTCCCTTGTCAATATTAGTCTTACCAAATGTTCCTCCATCTGCCATATATCTTCCATATACCTGCATTTCAAAGAAGTCATTCAGTCTTTCCATAAACCTTGACTTGTCTCCTGTCTTAGTTAATTTACTCTCAACCTTTCTACCTATTGCCTTAAACTTCTCAACCATAGGTTTACCCCCTTCTGTTTGAGTAACCTGTCTTTCTCTTAGCATATCTCTACCAACTTCAAGAACATCAATGACCTTATTCATTTCATCAAAGTCATTAGCCATTGCTGCATAAGCAGTCATAGTACCTACTATATCAGTAGATAAGTCATTAGCACTTTCTCCCTTCTTGAGCTTTGTAAAGTAGATAGGTAACATTTGTACCTCTCTATCCTCAAAGTCTTTTACAGTTGCCTTGTCTCCAAAGTCTGTATCATCAGTTCTTCTAATGAAATTATCCTTGATACTTTCCCAAACTTGTTGAGCACCAGACTTAACACTTTCAGAGCTTTTAACCCTCTCAACCAAGTCTTTCCTAATCTTTACAGCACTATTCAGCTTTGTATATTTATCAGGAAGTAAGGCATCAAGTTTAGCCTTAATATCCATTACAGTAGTATAATAATCCCTCTGGGCTTTGTTTAGCCTTCTGAACTCCATACTTTCATAAATGGATTTCTTAGGTTGTCTAACTCCATCTACAGTCTCCATATTGGCATTAAACCAATTTTGTCTCTCTTCATTGTATTTATCAGCATTCTCCCCTACAGGATTTCTGCCATACTTTTCATTAAGACTTTGGAACATAGTCCTCATTCTCTCTCTGAATAGAGCATGGTTTATCTCACTGATATAATTACCACTCAGATTACCTTTACTATCTCTCTCAAACATCCACTCAGTGTCTTTTACACCAGCCTGTTCAAGTTTAATAGTGGCAGCTTGTAGTTCCTTCTGAATATCAATAGTCTTCAATCTGGCTTGCTCCTTGCTCTTTTTAACAGCTTGGTCCATAATCTTCAACATATAATCAGATGAATCAGCCATACTATCCAGCCATCTGTCAAAGAAAGAAATATCCTCATCAGCCACTTTAACCAACTCTTCTGCATTTAGAGTCTTTCCTTTGTACTTCCCAAATGGAACCACAAGGTTGTCTCCTACAAAAGGTTTGATGAAATCAACAAATAAAGGCATAGAGATTGTATTATAGTCCACTGCAAGGTCATTAAGCATTGTAGTGACATTATCTAATGCAACTCTTACTCTTTGACCATATCTATTGTCTGTGGACTTCTCTTCCTCTCTGAGAGCCTCTCTTACTGAATCAGCTATCCTCTTATAACTGTACATATAGTTCCTGATGTCCCTGAGTACTCCAGCCCTTTCATTAAGATTGGTTGCAGGAGTATTTCTCAATACCTCAAGCCTACTACTTACTTTCCTTAGTTCTTCAAGTGCATTATCAAGGAACATATAGATACCTTCAATCTCACTATTATCAGCTAATTCAAGCTCTAACCTGTCTATTAATAACCTCTGATTGGCACTAAATTGACTGTTAGGATTTCTCTTTTCATAAATCTTGAGCCTTTTCAACTCATTGTCTATAATCTTTTGTAACAAAGCCTTATCCCTATCTACCCTTTCAGTAGTGGAATAGAAAGCCTCGGAGGTACTAATGTTCTCAACATTAATAGCTTCATCCATCTGTCCAGTAAGAATATCACCAGCCAATTTACTAAAGCTACTCTCTGCTTCAAGCATTGCCTTTTGGAACTGTGAAGCCCCTAATCCTCTAAAGAAATTTTTTACAGCATTGATAAACCTCTCCAGAAGGGATTTATAAGATGAAGAAGGGACTGGTTCAGACTGTAATAAGTGTTTAGCAAGTAATTTACCAGCAGCTTCTCTGGCTAACTTTGATTCATCACCTTTATACAGGCTATCATAAGTGTTGTAATCATCACCTAATATCTCGCCTACTAAACTATTGTTAGCCAAGTGATTAACCAGTCTATTGATAAGAGGATTATCACCCATTGCCTCAATAGCAAAATGAGCAAACTCTTCTGGTAATGCTCTTTCCCCTTTAATACCATCAGCAAGTCTAATCAATTCAATTATACCTGTTGCAGCATCTCTGGCTTGACTAAAGTCTGTTACTCCTGCCACTCCTCTTCTCTGTTCCAAGTCTGTAAGAGCACCTATCCCAATGCCATTAGCAGCTAATATCTCTCTCAATCTATTATTAAGAGTGTAATTATACTGCATATTGTTAGCTTCAAGACTATTCATCTTGTTTCTTACTCTGACAAAAGGACTGATATAAACCCTATTACTTTCATTGTCCCATACCTTCTCAACAGATGCAACATAGTCTTCTCTAAACTCTGATTGAGTATTGAATTGAATAGCCTTTTGGACTAACATTCTATAGTTTTCATCATTGTTCAGATATAACTTAGCTCTACCTGTCTTATGGTAATGTCCAATCTCTTCATTAAGGTTCTTTAGAATCTTCTGCTCATCAATAATACTTCTTAGATTAGTTTTCTTCAAGAGACTGCTTAGAGTAGGTTCACCATTTTCATCCATCTGTAACCTTGGATTCCAATTAGTAATAAAGTCACTACTCTTTGTAATGAGGTATATTCTTGTTGCCTCCTGTCTATTAGGGGCATAAGCCAGCAGGTCTTTAAATAACCTGCTGCTTACTACCTCATTTTTACTGTTCCTCACTTGAGGAATTATTGCACATTTCTTAGCCATATCTATAATTCATATAATGTATTTGCACCACAGATTTTATCATTGTTTGCATCCTCATACTCAGTATTAGGACTAATAGAATTAATATCATCTGCTTTCCCTTCATTCACTTCAAGTGGAGCACCATACACCTGACTGAAAGCCTCACTTGCAATATCTTGAGTCAGACTTGAGAAATCATAGTTAAGATACTTTGGCATGGAGTCATAATCAATATCAGCTTCCTGATTGGCTGTTATATCCTGATTTATATTAGGAGTATAATTCCTGTCATTCTTATCAATTACTGACTTCATTTCAGTAACATCCTTACCATATTCATACTCAATAAAACTGTTCTTGAATCCAAGTGGGTCTATTCTTTCATACACAGCTACATTAGGTTGTACATTATCAACTTGTGTAAGCTTGTAATATATTGTACCTCCCTTATATCTTCTTGCTATGTAATTAAAGAAGTCATAGGTTGTTTCCTCTCCTATTCCCTCTCTCTTCCTTATTATCTTCTTATCACCACTGTTAGATTCAGTATCAATGGTTATTTTAACCATATCCAAAGCATCACCTTGTTCATCAGTGAAAGAAGTGGAAGCCTCTGTGGGAACCTCAGGAACCAACTGTCTGTTATCCAAGTGATTGTAGATGTACTGGTCAATAAACTGACTGTAATCATCCTCACTTTCCAACAATCCTCTCAGTGTATCAATGTACTCTGGAACAGACTGTCTAATGGCAGTTGGTGCTAAATGAATGAAAGTAGAAGGTCCAAATGCAAATCCATTTCTGTAATAACTGTATCTGAATAAATTAAGAGCTAAAGCTTGAGCTTCTGGACCCATATATAACAATGATTGCCAGTCTCTCATATATCTTTCCCTAAGAGTAGGACTTAACTGACCAACATTCTTAAATACTATTGTATCTACAGGATTATTCTGGTTAGCTCTTATCACTCTCAATCTCTTAACAAACTCAAGTTCAGCTATTTCAGGATGTTCACTCAATGTTCTGTTGAAATAATCAGGGAAATTATTGATGAATTCCCTTCTCTTATCACTGGATGTTGTAACCTTATCATCTGCTCTTAGGTTAGCTTCTTGCCCAAAGAATGATGTCTTGGACATAATATAAGCTAACAAATCATTGTAGATGTTATTGAGTGTCTTTGCATTTAACTTGCCTGTCTTAGTGTACTGTCTAAGTCCTCTCAACCCTTTCTTACCATCAATTACTTCTCTGAATGAAGAAGTGAACTGAGGGAAATATCTACTAAACATTTCTTGTGTTTGGTCAATACCAAGACTAAAGAATGCTTGTAAATAGGGTAATGGGGAACTTAATAACCTCTCTCTTATCTGGTCAATATCCATACCTTTCATACTGGAAGGCTTAATAACATCTGCACCAGTTAAAGGGGAGTTTTCATTTAAAACCACATTATTCAGGAAGTCATCAACTTTCTGTATCTTAATCTGTGTATCTGCAATAGTAGGACCTGCTGCACCACCTTGAGTATCTGCTCTTGTAGCTTGAACCAACTGTCCTAAAGCATCTGCTGTGCCCATTATTCTCTTAAATAAATAACCAGCAGCCACCTGCTTCTTATAGAACTCAACCTTTCTGTAGTCAGATGTCTGTGTCCTATCACTCAATTCCTCTACTTCCTTCTGGAGAATGATATTGTCTGCCAATTCATCTGCCATGAACTTATTAGATTTATAATTGTCATAGGTTACATCTTCCATCATTGCAGCCCTTTTCTTATAGTTCTCAATGACTTCATCAATGATTGTGTCCTTTCCTTTGCCTTCCCTACTCTCTCTAAAATAGGTATTGGTAATATCCATTACAATTGGTTGTGACATAATCAAACCAATCTCAACAGGATTATAGCCAAGCCTACTTAAAAGCATTGAGGCATCAGCAGTGAATGTATTCTGATTCAATGAAGCAAGCACAGGGTCTTTTACATTATCCACAGATGCAGCAAGGAAACCTGCATTATTCCTTGAGATATACTCCTTATTGTCATTCATCAGACCATGAAGAGAAGTCAGTCTCTTACCATTAAGTAAGAAAGAACCATTCTCAGTGTCAAGACCTAATTCAGTATGTTGCATCAAAGCATGGTTTGCATTATGGTTGGCATAAATACCAATCAATGCTGCACCAGTCATATTCTGCTGATGAAGTTGAACCTGAGTTCTTGGGTTAAGAGGGTCAAGTTTCTTCTTGAACTTCTCTGCCAATTTGTCAAGTTTCTTTAAATCCATACTCTGTAACTTGGAAAGAGTACTTTGATTTTCAAGAATATTCAGTTCCTTTCTTAGTTCAGACTCTCTACTGGATTGTAGAATGTTAATTATTCTTGCAGACTTCTTCTGATAATCAAAACCACCGGGGTTAAGCATCTTTGAAGCAGTGTCAGCATTAGTCAGAACACCCCACATCATATCAATCAGTAGATTGTTTCTGGCTTCAAGACTATTCTCTTGTGGAGACTTGCTAAAGTCATATTCAATCTTCTCAATCTTATCCTCAGAAGCTACTCTATACTTCTCTCTGTTAGCTTTATAGGTCTTCCAGAGATTGTATTCCTGACTATCCTTAGGAGCTTTCCTACCATCATCTATGGCTCTGTTTACACTCTGTCTATACTCCTTCAACATTTCAGGAGACACAGCTTTTCCTTGTGTCAATTGAGCAACCAAATCATCAACAAACTGTCTTCTATTATACTTAGGAGTTATCTTAAACTCAGGTAACATGATATACAATTTATCCACATCAAAGTCAGAACCACTTAGGGTAGTAATCTCTGCTGGGAGCATAATTGCAGAACCATTCTGCTGAGGTAAGAAACCTTTAATATAAAGAGGAGCCATTGAGTATTTGTCCTCTGTTGGAACTCTATAACCAATCAACTTTCTCAAGCTGTCTGGTAACTTATTTATATCCAGTTCATGAGAACCTGCCTTCATAAGAGGTTCATAGAACTTCCTACTATATGCTGGCATATAAACTTCGAGATATTTAATTCTCTTGTTCTCTCCTTCACCTTCAAAAACAATCTTCAATTCATCAGTAAGACCATAGTCAGACACCTGAATAAGTGCTCCTCCTCTAATCTTCTGCTTAGTAATCCTACTCTTGATAATACTATTCAGCAATGTCTGTACTCTTTGGGATTGTACAGGGTCAAATAATGGAATATTGAATTGTCCTTTCTCATTAAGAGTACAGGCTCTAATCATATCAATTCCATATCTTTGATTACCTCTCAATTCCTCAAGAAGTATCTTTTCAACCTGTTTAGGGTCTTTAAAGATTTCATTTACATCAGCAAAAGCCTGAATGATATTCTCAGTGTTAATAGCATTATACATATCTAACCATTCCTGCTTAGACATTTCCCTACCATTTACATCAATCTTAACATCTGGACTAATATCTGCTGTAATCAGCTTTCTAATCTGAGTACCAACTAACTGAACTGCATCAATAGCATGTTCTGGAGTTGCAGTCTGAATACCATAATCCTCATAGCTTACTTTATGAACTACATTAGGATTCTCAACACCATTCTGAGTAGTGGCATTCTTAAGTACAGACTTGACATCTTCCTTAGTATTGACATTATTCAGGTCAATTACACCTTGTTTCCCAACCTTAGTAGTTGATTCAAATTGAACTACATCAATTCCATTCTCTTCCATGAACTCATTGATAGCCACAAGTTTACCTGATTTACCAAGTGGACCTGAAACTAACTGGTGCATAGCCATAAGAAGGAACTCTGAGTTCTTATGTTGAACTGGTGTCTTAATGCCTGTATGACCTTGAACTCCACTCATATTATTCACCTGAGTGTACACATAAGGTTTCTTGGTCTGCCAGATAATATTGAAATCAGCCATATCCCACTTACCATTTTGGAAGTTATCAAAGGCTCTCTGCATATCATCTGTCCACTGACCAGACATATCAAGAATAGCTCTATAAGAACTTAATGACCTATAAGCCTGAGCATCTGCCACATTTACTTCTTTGAACTTGTTTAAGATTAAATCTCTGTCTGGCTTTGATAACTCATTCTTCTTAACTCTTTCATCAAGTACAGTTGCAATATCTTCAAGTACAGAAGATACAATCTCATCATCCTTTAGATAAATAGTTCTCTCTTCCTTTCTACCATACTTAGAGTTGGTATTAAGTCTGAGGGCAGGAGCATGAACTTCCTTATATCTCTTTTGGAAGTCCTCTATATTCTTATAGAAAGCAAGGTCAGTTGTAGTGAGTTCAATGATTTGTGATGTAGCAAACTTACTATTCCAGAAATACTCTCTCAACTTAGCTTTGGCATTATTTCTAATAACCAAATTTCTATTGATACTATCCATTTCCTTAGCAGTAATCTCACCTCTCACCATCTTCTCTCTCAACAAGTCCTTAATACTTTCAAAAAGAGTAGTTGCTCTTCTATCATCTACTGGATTATTGTTGTTGTAATCCCTTAAAAGAATATCCATCTCTGTAGTCCACATTCCTTCAAGAGCCTTCTTTGCATTGTTCAAAGAAGTTGCTGTATTCCTGTTATAAGAACTTTGACCAGCATTTACACCAATTACTCCAAGATATTTGTACTTACCATTAGGCAGTTCTTCAAGTAAACCAGCTTTAGCCCATTCTCTGTAAGTCTGTTCAAACTCATTATCAAGAGCTTCTCTTACTGACTCTCTGATGAACTCTCTTAATTCAGCACCAGTTCCTTCATTCTGGATTCTCTGGAACCTATCAAGGAAAGTCTCACCATTGTCATATCTTACATCATTCAGAGCTGTAAGGAACTTAAACTCAGAACCTCCTTTACTTTTAACTTTCCCTTCCTCATCTCTGATTATATCATAGTTTGCAATAGGAGCAATGTTAGGATTACCCTTTTGATATTCAACATCCCTTTGGTTTACAAGAGCTATTCTATCTACTTCTTGATTAACCAAATCAACCATCCTATCAAGGATAATATCATCATACTTCATATACTCACCATCTTCTCCAATGATGCTATGATTGTCATACTTCCTGAATCTAATGAACTCAGCAGAAGGACTATCTGAAAGAATTGGCACATGGTAATTAGCCCATTGAATATCAGATTTACTGTTATCTGGGTCTCCAAAGTATTCTGTCAGTAATACTAAGGTATAATCCAAATCATCCCAGTTCTGATATGCAACCTTATCTGAGTTAAGTAGAACCTTATGGCTCAATCCTCTTCTCATTTCAGGGTTATTTACCAGTTGCTCAATCCAGTCATTTCTCCATCTACCATCCTTATAGAACCATTCATATTGTCCGAATTCATTTTCAACAAACTCTTTGAACCTTGCTTCATTACCCATAACATTCTTAAGCTGTTTAATCAACTTGCCAAGATAGTTAGGAGTAACATGGCTATAGTATGACTTATCATTTTCCCTCACACTACTTTCAATGGCATCTTCTGTTACTTCTGCAAGCATCATAGCTATGCTATTGTAAGCAGAACCAAATGTATTTATCAAATCCCCTCTCTTTTCAGTTCCATCTTCAAGAGTCTCAGATTTAACCTCACCTTTCTTTACACCACTGAATATGATATTTAATTGAGGAAGAAGCAACATAATTGGGTCTGTTGCAGTACCACCTTCATATTGCTTTATATTGGTCAGAGCATCCAATAATACACCTTGATTAGCATTGATACCAATCATATTAAGGAGCTTATTCAATGTCTTCCAAACCTTTTCATCCTGTAGGAGTTCCAACCTTTGTTCTGTACTAAGATTGGTAAATCTGTTATTAAGAGCTTCAGTCCATTTAAGACCATTCTCTGCATTCTCAAGATTCAAGTCTCCATTCTTGTCATAGATACTATCATCATCAAACAGATTACCATTCTCATAGTTATCCCTCCATTCATCAAGTAGATAATAGACACCCTCAGGCTTATTGATAGCAATAGTTTCCATCTTGAAAGTACCATCAGCCTGTAGCTTCTTCTTCTGAATCCAGTAAGGCATAAAGTCCTTTCTGAAATCCTGATAGAACTGACTGAATAGTTTGGGTTCAGCCTGTAGCTTCTTGACTATTTGCTTAGTCCAAGGCTTGATATTACCCAGAGTCTCCAGAAGTGGCAACATATCATCAGATGTAATCATATCTCTGAGCTTATCTATAAGGGTTGCATGAACATAGTCTGCATCAAGAAATCTAAGATTTCCTAAATCATCCTTATCATACTTTCCTCTATAGTCAAGTTGGGGAATTTCTCTAATTACCTTTCTAACCTCCTGACTTAGAGATTCATGAGAGCTTACTTCCCTATAATTAGTCATCCATCCATCCTTGAAAGCCTCATCCTTTACAAAATCATCAGCTTGTGTATCTACTGCACTATCTCCCTCTGGAGTATCATTATTAAGGTTGGCATCTTTAGGGGCAATATAATTAGGGTCAATCCTAATCCCCTCTGTAGCTATTAGTATAGTACTTGCTTCCTCAGCCAAAGGTTTGAAGTTATCTACTACTTTCTGATAAGCATTAGTCTTATATAATGCTTTCTTCTTTGCAGCTTCATACTTCTGTTCATCACTATATCTTTCAGAACCTTTCATACTATTGATTATATTCAGTTCTGATTGTATCCTATTCTCCTCAGAGTCAAGTATATAGTTATTGAAATAATCCCTTACTCTACTAAATAAGCCAGCAGGTGTATATAACTTGATTATCTTGAATCTATCAAGAGTTGCTAACTCTTCTTTCAATTCATTGACAGCAAGTACATCACCTTCTTTTTCAGCATCAGCAATTCTCTTATTAAGAGTATCATTGTGTTCTTGCAGTGCTGTATCTATCTCATTGCTAAAGAATCTTGCAATCAGACTAACCCTGTCTCTTCTTGTTCTTGGGTCAAAGTCCAAATCTACTTTAGCTTGTTCTTCTACAGTGGAAATTCTTGGAGCTTCAAATGCAGGTGAAAGTGCTTTATCTAAAGCCTCTATCATTTCATCCTTACCTTTCCTTAGTTCTGCCCTAAAGTTATTTAGTTCAGAAGCAGTAGGATAAGTGTCCCAGTCCTTATTATTCTTGTCTTGCCATAGCTCAACAAGTCCCTTGACTGATTCTATAGTTTCACCCTGTAATTTAGCAGCCAATTCTTCTATTGTAGAATTAGTTGTGATACATCTTTTACTCATCTTGTTATAGATTTATAATTAAATTTATGTGCAAATATAAAGGTTGTTTTCTTAATATGCAAGTTATTAAGGGTTTTCTTTTTGAGAGGTAAACCAAACTCTTTAAAAAATAAAAAAAAAAAGGGGAGACTTAGCTCCCCTAACTGTTACTCAACTACATACTTAACACCATTGAAGATAAGCTGTTTAATTGTATTGATATTAACCAGTCTTTCACCAGTTTCTTTTGGACCTCTTACAACATCCATATCCATACATTTGTACTTACCATCCCTTGATACAAACTGCATCTTGTAGCCTCTCAGTACCCTATCTTCTCCTTCAATGAAGTCCTTAATAGGGTTATTCTGAATGTGTTCCAGAGCTTCTTTATAAGCTACAGCCATTGACTTCTTAGCTTTCTTAGCCTTGTCAATCAAAGCTACAGCCTCTTGTCTTTGTGCTTCCCTCTCAGCTTCATATTGCTTCTTGGTCTTAGCTTTATCCTGCTTTTGGAACACAACAGTGAATACCTCAGAAGATTTGATACCCTCAAAGATTGTCCTTATACCCGGAGTACCATCTTTCTTATCTTCTTTAGTCACTTTTACTTCTTTGTCATACTGGTCAGAAGTATTAAGCAGGTCTTGAACATAACCATAACCTAATGTCACTGACTTTCCACTCTCTGTATGCTTGAACTTGATTGTATCTTTACCAATCTCTTCAACAATGTAATGTGATTCTTCTGAGAATACATCACCTACTGCTATTTCTTTAATATTGATTTTCATTTGTTCTTGATTTTAATCTGTTACTTCTTTTGAATAAGCAGTATATACTGCATTTAATTCTACATCATCCTTTACAGAATCCATAGTAGCCATATACATAGCTTTTGTCCTTGTTCCACCTCTACTTAATGCAGCAGCTTCAATCACTTGAGAAGTTTTACCACTATTCTTGAAAAGAACACTTACACCATTTGTCATGGCAGAAAGCTCTTTATACCATTCAACATACATAGGGTCAATAGTCATGGTATCAAATTTGATACCTAATTCACTTGCCTTCTTAGCTTCTTCTCTCCAATCAATCTGGGCATTACTTATAATACCCTTGTAGCTGTAACCTACCTTGTGAGGTGCTGCATCAGCAATTAATAATACTGCCTTAGTAGAACCCTCTCTCCATGCAGTTTCCTCCGTGATTTTCTTAATGACCAATTCATAGAATTCATCACCATCCCCACCATAGGTATCCTGAGCTTCATTGATAAACTGAATGATTTTGTTTTCATCATTAGTAAGGTCTAATACTTGATAAGCCTTACCAAAGTTATCCTTGCTCTTCATATCACAGTAGTCACCAAATGCTACTATACCAATCCTTAAATCAGGATTAGAACTAAATAGTTTGGGAACCAACTCCTTCACATGGGTCTTTACTGCATTAATATAAGCTGACATAGAGCCAGTTGTATCAAATGCAATCACCATGTCAAGCATACCATCAGTAGTAGATGGCTCTACTACTTTAGGCAGCTCTTTTGTCTTAATTAAATTTGTTCTCATTAAATGAACTTTTCAAGATTTGACATAAACTCCTGAGCTTCTTTCTGAGTTTCAGAGATGAAACCTATTTCATCCTCAAGGAGTTTTACCTTTTGTTTCTTACTGTCAATGTCTGCCTGCATTTCTGCATTCAATTTTGAAGCATCTTCATATGCTTTCTTAAACATTGATTTTGCTACAGTCAGCCTTTCCTTAAATGAAGGCTTCGCAATAACTGTTTGTTTCTTACTTCCAAATGCCATTGTTTTTTTTTTAGTTATTAATCAGGATTGACTTCATCATATAAATCCACCAAATAATTTCTTCTCAAAAACTCCATGTGTAATGGATGTGCCAGTTCTCTTGCTTGAGGATGAGCACTGCCTGCATCTCTTAACTTAAAGAAATGCTCCCAATCACTCACAAAACCAGTCATTACTAACTCAGTTTTAAGTGAATTAGGTAATACTGCTCTTGCTTGTTGAGGTGTCCAAGGATTATTCCTAAATCCAGTCTTATATCTTTTATCAGAAATCCTATCCTCCCACTTCTTCATCAAATCAAAATAATTAGCTTCAGCAGCTCTTAAAGCCACCAAGAAACCATTATAATAAGTATTTCCTTCATAATTGTAATCCTCTAACCAGCAAGGTTCAATGAAAGTAACTTCATTACCAAACTTATCCTTAGAATAGTTACAATACCTTGTGCTTTCTTGAGCAAAAGACATTACTCTGTGCCTTACAAACTCATGTGATACGCCTCTATCACATACAAAGTGTACAGTGATTCTCTTTGCATGGAACTCTGTAGGTTCACACAGGTATTGTAGGTCATCAATCCACTCATTTTCTATAATAACTCTATAATTACTGGTTATATACCAATAGTCATTCTCACTATTATTCATTACTACAGAGTAAGGATTGTCTATATACTTTATAACTATAGGTTCATTAGAGAACTCTCCTCTATCATCCATAGTTCCATAAGGAATTTTAAGATACACTGTACCATGTTCCAGCATAGCACCATGACCTGACTTAATCATCCTATCTACGAACTCCTTAGCAGAGTTTTCTGTTATCTTATCTTCTGATTTATAACATACTCTCCCTGCCCTTTCAATTTGTTTATAAACTCCTTCAAGACCTTCTTGTTGGTCCCAAATAGAAAAACTTGGTTTAATTAATCTCATATTTTAATCATCTATTACTACAACTTCATCAATATCAAACTCTTTAGGAAACTCAGCATCTTCTACCTTTTTATGAAAGGCTTCATTAATCTGTTCCTCCTCTGCATCTGGAGGTAATTCAACTTCATCATAATATGATATGGTTACACTCACAAACCTCTTATATTTTACATCAAGAGGTGTATTCCAAGGTGCTCTGGGGTCTTCATTAGCCCCTAATGGTACATTATTCATCCTCTTTTCCTTTTTAAGTTTCTTAATATTTATCTCTAAATTATTCTCTTGGATTAATCTGCGAGCAATTACACTTTCAAGTTTCTTTGGAATGCTAATATGTCTGCCTTTTTTTTCATTAAGGTAGATAGCATGGTCTCCACTATGTCTATCATAGTAAAAACCATTAGCCACTACCACCCTAACAAACTCTCTATGTGTAAATTGCTTCATCACCAAAGTTCTTTAATTCTCCTAAAGTCCTCACCTTGAGGTACTGGACAATCCTTCACCCACTCCATTTCCTTGACATTCCATAGTGACAAATCAATATGCTCTGGAAGGAGAAGTTTCATATCAGCAAAGAGATTAAGTCTAAGAGATTTCCCTTTAATGAAATCAGATTTAGTTTCTTTAACCTCTTGCATCATACTGTTCAGTTCCACAAACTTATCAATATCACTCTGACTGTGAGGAGTCAAGACTATACCATCTGCATAAGCTAATATAGTCCTTACTCTGTCCCAAGCAGCTATTGAAGTGTACACATATACCTTTGGAATATCTGTATAAACCTCACTAATAACTCGAATAGACCTTATTAATTCAGCTACTTTATTAGTGTGAATCAAAGGTTCTCCTCCAGTAATCATTATCTCCTTATAGTTCCATCTATTCACTACTGGTAAAGATGAAAAATCCCATGAGTTATTACAACACATGGGACATTTGTTAGGACATTTAGTTGTTACTAATAACCTAAGTTTCTTATTCATGATGCTACATCTTTATAAGTTATCACTTGCTCAGCCATAAGACCATTGCAAGGAGGTACAATTACTTGTTCAATTCTTGTTACTTTATACAGATATGAACTCCCATTGTATATACCATTACTCTTCAAGAGCATCTCTGCCTGTTGAGGATTAATAGCCTTACACATTGCACATCCTTTACCTATACCAGTAACTTCATATTCCATAACCCAAAGTTGCATTGCTCCATCAGGAGCACAACCTGCATCTACCCTATCTCTGTTAGGGATTGTAGTGTCTGGGGCACAATAAATTCCTTGTTGTCCTGCCATAATTCATTACACTTCTTGCATAAGCCATTCTTATAAACAGGCTTACCACAAATTCTACATCTCTCTACAGCATTAAAGCCTAATTCTCTACTGGATTGAGTTGAATTACCTACTACATCTCTAATTAGAGTCATAGCCTGTGAAATCTTTTCTATTTCAGTAGCAGTTAATATATTATTAGAGCTTGCTGTAACAATATACATACCCTTCAATCTCCAGAGTATTCTACTCCTTTCCTGCCATCTTCTTTGTTTTTCTGTCATAACTATCTATTATACCTATACATACTTTTCACTTTATCTGCCCTACCCATACTTCCATCATAGATAACATAAGTTTCAAAGATTGAAGCATCAGGTCTAATCTTCCTTAAAGCAACTGAAATACCAGCTCTTGTTCTTCCTAAATAATAGGAATCATCAATGAATATCCAGTTCTTACAAAGCAACTTATCTTTGAATATAAGTGCCTCATTACCCAATCTGATACCACCATTAGTGACAATTACTTCTCTAAAAGTTTCAGTCAATCTGTCACCATACATTGTCATAATGGCATTACCAAATCCTCCACTCACAATTAAGCCTGTATCAGGCAATTCCAAGTTTCTTCCAGCATCATTCATAGAGAATGAGAGGAAGTCTTCAAGTATGCTTCTATCCCCTTTAATCATAAAGTCAAGAGCATTGAAGAACTCCTCTCCTTCCTTGTGTTGTTTTAGAATGATACCTATCTTTTCATTCAATGTCATAATATACCCTTTGCATGAAGATAATATCTAACCATATCCCAATCCACATAAGGTCTATCAGAAATATAACTATGTTTCAAAGGAACTCCTAAAGCTGCATCATCAATATAGATGTGTGCATAAGGTTTAGGTGATGAAGTCCAATCCTTTTGAGTTGGATTTTCATTTACACCAAACAAAGGAATATCATGTTTCTTGAACCAATCTATTGCATCCTGCAACCCATCACTGGGTAATTTAGCTGGCTTAGTCTTGCCATAACCAAATTCCTCTGTTTCTTCTGCTCCATCCAACTGATGGCTTCTCATAGTAAACAGTATAATCTTATGACCTTTATCAGTCAATTCTTTTAAGACTTCTGCTGCTCCTATCTCTGCTCCTACTCTTGGGAACTCATGTGTAACACAAGTTCCATCAAAATCTACTGCTATAATCATCCTTCAATTATTGTTTTATACCTTTCATAAGTCTTTCTTATTACTTCTTCACCAATAGGATTCTCTCTCTTAGAGTCTCTTTCAATACACACCTCAAGGGGTATAAAGAAGTCCTTATATTCAATAGTACATTCTTCAAATGTTTTATTGAAGGAGCTTCCTGCTCTATTGAACTCATTTACTATGTTATAGATAGCTGTTTCAGTTCTTTGATTCAAGTTACTTACATCATCTACAACAACATCAATCCCTAAGGAGATTGCTACTTCTATAGCTCTAAGTTCAGAGCTTCTAACTACAACCTCAAGGCTTTGAGACCACTTACACCCCATCATAGCTCTAATATCATCTCTATTTACCCTTATAGAATTAGGATGTTCTTTACAGTATTGTTTAGCCCAAGTAGTTTTACCTGAGCCTTGTATTCCTCTACATAAAATTAACTTTGGCATACATCACATTTCTTTTGATTATCCATCCACATTACTGTCATAATGGCATAATTAGCCATATCCAGTAAGGTATCTCTGATAGATTCATCCTGTACCATAGCTTTCTTCTGAACCAGAGACTCAATTCTATTCATCTTATCTCCAATCCTTACTACTGATGCTACAAGACCAAACTTATCCAAAGACTTGTCAAAGGAGTTACCATAGTCATGATTCTTCCTAACATAGGTTTCAATCATTCCTTTGGCTATATTTTTGAATTGATTAGCTGGTTCAGGTAACTTGTTATTTTCCTCTGCTGCTTTTATCATTTCCTCCATTCTCTTCCCATTCTTTTAATGTTATAAACTTATCAAGGAACTGTCTCTTTTCCCTGACATAATAATGACCATTCTTGAGACTCATATAGAGAACTGCATCTACCCATTCTCCACTATCCATGTCTTTCATCTTTACTATACCTTTAGCATAATATTGATTCTTGGTCTTAGGATAGACATAGATTCTCTTCTTTTGCTCACAACTTAACAAGTGGATAGTATAAATAAGCCCACATAGGGCTATTACAACTACCACTGTTATTATAAATACTTTCCAAATCTCCATACTAATGAATCCAATAATTAGGTATACTACCATCTTTCATTCTACTCATATCAGCATCAAGTTTGCACCTCTTAACAAAGAATCCACCAGCCTTAACCATACAGTTATATAAAGTTTCAGCTACATTTTCAGCTATATCCTCAGGAGCTTCACAATTAATTTCATCATAAGGAGTAACAGTAATAAGAACTTTAAATAACAGGTTATTATTTCTTAAATACTCAAAGAAATTAACCATGCTTATCTTATAACATAAAGCTCCTGTATGTTGTATTGGGTAATTAACTGATTGTCTATCTGATGCAGCTTTTCTTTTAAAGAAATATTTAACCTTTTGTACTGTATATGATGTAGGACTTATTTCCTTCATCTCTCTATAGTGTTCCCAAAATCCCGGTTCTTTAAAAGACTCTTGAAGAGATTTTAGATAATTGTAGTCATAAATATAAGCTTTATATCCTACAACAGGATTTAAATCTATATATCCTTTTTCAAACCAGTCTCTTCTTCTATAATCTTGATACCTCTTTAAGCCATTAAAACCTTTCATATAATTATTATAGATTTCCTTAGCTCTTTCAGGGGACAAACCAAAGTTTCTCATAATAGTGGTATCATTTCCAGCATAATTAAAAGCAAACTCATATCCCTTAGCTTCACTTCTAAGTTTATGATACTTCTCCTTTATTTGCTCTACTGGAAAATCTCTTGGAATTTCATTAAATACCATCTTAGCTGTTAGGCTATGAAGGTCCTTACTTCCTTCCATAAGCTCATGAATCATAGCTTTATCATTAGCTACATCAGCCATTATAAATGATTCTTGACCCGAATAATCAATAGAAATCCACTTGTTTCCTTTCTCAGAAACAAAACAAGCTCTTGTCTCTTCATCAGCAGGAAGGTTCAAGAAATTAATATAATCAACCTTATTAGCCTTATCTTTACCCCCTGAACTTATTCTTGCTGTATCAGTGCCTATTGGATTAAAGTTAGTATGGAGTCTTCCTGTTACTGGGTTAATTTGTTTCAAGAAATTTTCCCCATATACACTTACCACTTTAAAAGCTTCTTTATAGTCAAGATATAAAGGAATAAGACCACATTTATCCGCTTGAGGTTTTAATACTTTAGCATCAATACTGTCCTTATCTTCACCTGTCTTCCTATCCTCAACTTCAACTTGTACTCCATATTTTTTAAATATAGGTATGACCTGTTTAGTACTATTCCAGTTAAGAGTAACTTGAGGTTCAGTATTAAACCCATTAAACAGGTCTCCTTGTCTATTAACTACTATGTATTTAGAATTGGGTTCATGTTCTATAAACCATTTATTCATAGAATTTAAAGCTTTTTGCAACCTCTCATTATCCTTCTTCATCTTAGCTTCCCATTTAGATTTATCAATCTTTACTCCACAAAACTCCATGTAAGCAAGAGATAATATAAATCTATTCTCATAGTCTATAGCATTAAGTAATCCCTTCTTTCTTAACTCCTCTTCTTGACAAACCTTAATTTTTTCCAGATACTTTACATCATAAGCAGAATATACTATAACATCCTCACTAAGACCTTTATAGATAATCTGTCCTCTTATAGACTTATCAAGTTCAACTCCAAGATACATTTGACCTGCTTTCTTTAAATTCATATATAGAATATAATAAGCTTTAGTCTTTTTCTTAGGGTCTTCTGGGACAAAATCATATCTATCACACTTAATATTGTCAAATGTCTCAGGAGTTAATACCATAGGATAGCCTAACCACATTAATTTTTCAGCAAGGAACCCATCATAAACTCTTTTTGGGACTATACCATATTTATATAACCATTTTAAATCAAATCTTGCATTCCAGAACAGAAATAATCTATCTGATTCAAGATATTCTTTATAAAAGGTTATATCAACAGTTGTACAGTCAATTACTACTTGAAACTCAAAGCAGCCAAGCTGCAAGGACAATAAGTTATCTATATGACAGTTTATCCCAGTAGTTTCAGTATCTAACCCCACTATAGATAAAGGTTGAAGGAGCCTTAAGGACTCCTTCACACTTATTATCTTATATTTATCAGATTCAGGTAGTATTTGTTGAGTGACTACATAAATCATATATTTACAATTGCATCAATTAATTCTTTTTCTTCTTCTGGAGTGATTTCAAAGGTAATAGCATAACCTTGTCCCATTACATGGTCTATAGATTTAACTACTGCCTCAGCTTCTTCAAGATATTCTCCCTCAACTATCATTGGACCACCTGATGGGTCTATGAACTTTTTCTTCTTATCTGTCAAACCACTCCTCATAGTATATGTGGAAGTCTTTAACATATAAGTATGTGACTCACTGCCATCTGGCTTAACTAATCTCCTAAGATAGTTGTGTTCCTCTCCTCTTGATTTTAACTCTATTAAGTCTTTCATACCATTGAATATGCTACTAATTCATCAAAATTCAGTACATACCTATACTTCTGAAAGAAAATATTTCCAATAATACCATGTAAGTTAATACCAAACTCTTGCTTGATATTACCAAATGCTTGACTCAAGTCTACTACTTGGAAATCATCCTCATAGCTCTGACTTCTATATCCTACATTCATTCTTACATACTTAGATTCTTGGATAGTACCCTCTATTCCAAAATGACCTCCACTCTCTCCAGTCTCTTCATAAGATAATCCTTCCAGAGCTGCTTCATTAATTGAAGAATAAGATGCACCAGTATCAAGAAGGAAGTTCAGTTTCCTGCCATTATTCATAAATGTGACAATTGGCAGTTCAACCAAATCCATAGACTCTCTAAATGAAATTCTGCCCACTTTAGGGTCTATCTTCCTTCTATTCATTATTAGATTAACAACTCCAGCAATAATGGCTACACAAGCCAGTACCACTATCATTGCTACAGTTTTCCATACAAACTCCATGTTTCATGTTTTTTTTT